TCAAATGACCAGTTTTTTCCACTCCTTGCCGCGTGCATCGTTGTAAATATCGGTCATTTTTTGATTCGAATGACCCAGCAAAATTTGGGTATCAATTCCCTGCTCTCTGAACAATCGCTCTGATAAAGATCTCTGCTCATGGAAAGAGGGTGGGGTGCCATTAGCACGCCAGTTGTAATCCACAGAATCCCGCGCTTTTTTAAATGCAACGGTTAACGTTGCTGGCTTAACCATCCCGCCGCGCTTAGCTGTCCCTTTCGCGTGATGATGGTGCAATAGCCACGGACTAAGAACGCAATCGCGACAGGATGACACCACATCATCCAGGGTGAGATTTAATTTATCGCAACGCAGAGCCAGAGGGATGGCAATCCGGGTTCCTGTTTTTTGCTGTTCGATATGAAGATAACCATCCCGGATATCCGAAAATTGCATTTTGCAAATATCTGAAAGGCGCTGGCCTGTCATCAGTGCCAGCAGCATACCGCGCTGTAAAAAGTAACCATCCTTTTCCGCTGCGTTATAAATCATCGTCCACTCATCAAAAGTCAGTCGCTGTCTTGATATCCGCACCTGTGGTTTTTTTGCCGATTCTGCAGGGTTAAAGCCTGGCGGGACATCGCCCGTTTGCTGAGCCTCCCGGAAAACATCGATCAGTACCTTCCTGAAAATTTGTCCCATTCTGTTATGTCCTCTGGACTTGTACTCTTCCAGCACCGATACCACATCCTTTACGGTTATGGCATCTAACGGTCTGGTGCCAAAACGTTCATCAAAAACCCTGAGAGGGGCCGCTTTCTGTTTCAGCGTGTTGAGTTTGATTTCTCCGTTTTCATATCTTTCCTGTTGAATTTTTCTGTAATTATTCAGAAAAATGGAAACGGTTGATGAACCGCCGGTATCATTAATAATTTTCTCCTGCAGACTGAGCATTTGCTCCATTTGTTGTCTGGCAAGACGGCTGTTCGCTTCTGCTGCAATGGTTTCCGCCAGTTTCTGGTCAATACTGCCGAGTCCATGATTTTTACCTGTGATGGGATGCCTGTAACGCCAGTAAACTTTGTTATTTCTTTTGTCAAAATACGGAGATAATCCCGGAACAGCGGTTTTATATTTTCGCGGGCGTGCCATCTTCCAGTATCCTCTTTAAAGCAGGGTGATCTGTGGCGATCACCTCCGGCTTGTTTACCATTCCGACAAAGCGAGCTCGCGGATCCACTCGCCAGTGTCTTCCAACTTTTTTGGGGAGAGGAAATATCATTCCGGCTTTAGCGTATTTACTTAACGTGCCCGGAGTAGGGACCGGATCGCTGAATTCCTCTTTTGCCCACTCAGTGAGCAGAATAAGTCTTGCCATGAGTATCGTTCGCTAATCATGGTCGCCGCCACTATAGCTGGGGGCGACGACCGGGGTTGAACATTAAAAATCAGACTGATTCGGGATCAGTTTTTGCCAGATTGCTGAAACGTATTTCGCCTGGTGACGGGCATCATCCAGCGCATTGTGGCGTATGCCTTCGAATTGAATAGGCGTCCTGGCATCGAAGTCTATGGATTTTCCCAGTTCAATGATTGTGCGTACATCGCGATCGTTGTAGTAGCGCCACGGGCAGGGGATACCCTGCCGTTCATATGAACGGCGCAAAATCACGTTGTTGAAGTTGGCTCCATTTCCCCAGACCTGAACAAACAATTCACCGGAGTTTTCGGCGATAAATTCCCGCAATTGCAGCAGTGCATCATCTAACGGGATTTCATCGGTCAGAATGGCAGATTGCGCTTCGCGTGATTGCTTCAGCCACCACTTGATCGCGTCCCGATCAATGACTCCGCCAGCAGTTTCCAGATCGATGGTTTTATTAAATTCTGGTCCCATCTCTCCGGTTTGCGGATCGAAAAATATTGCACCTATTGAGATAATCGGGGAATCAGGATTTTTTCCCATTGTTTCAAGGTCGATCATCAGATGGTGACACATTCTGCTGGTGGATGTTCTTTTCTGATGACCGTGCATATTAATTAAGGAATTTGTCGTCCTGTCAGTTTTATCACCGCTATTGTTATGCTGATTGCTGTCAGTATTTTCCGGATGCGGATGTTCAGGGTTTTCCATCTCCTCCGGAGCTTTTTCCTGAGATTCATCTGAATCTTCCTCGCAGAATGTCTCATGGTAAGTTGCGTCGCCCATTACTGAGGCACAGTCAGGGCATGTGCCCCCGCCAGTTTCCCCACAAACATTACAGGGATTTTTCTGTGCATGTTGCGCTGCTGGCTCCGGATGTATCGTTTTTGGTTCATTTTGGTGTGCATCCTGGCTATTTTGTCCCGATTCTGGCTTGGTTTGTTCCACTTCTGGTTGATTCTGGTTCGAAGACTCGCGAGTCTGGAGCCCCTTAACCCATTTCGGATCATTCGGGTCACTAATCCCTTCAACAAATTCTCCGCGAGAGGCTGCCAGTAATTTGTTTGCGTCGACAGGATTTTTAGGCGAAATGTTTTTCCTAGCTTCATGGAGTTCTGCCCGCAGTTTCTGATATTTCGCATAAACAGAATTCACCTGTGGCTGAGCATCCACCGGCTGCGTGTCCGGATGATGTTCAGTTGCATCCGGTTCCACTGTTTCAGCCGTTGCCTGTTCATCTGCCATTGCGCCAGATGGTTGCGGTTTTTCTTCATCATGTTTTTCTTTTTCAGTTACACGCTGCGGCATCGGGGCAGAGGAGCGACCGCAGGCAATATCCACGATTTCCGGATCAGGGTTGGCATGATCGGTTTCAGTCAGCACTTTATTCAGGTATTCGGTGACACGGTGGGGCATAGCCTCTATACCAACTGGTGCTTCTTTCACGGAGGCAACCACGATGGCACGGGAGAAATCCTTGTGGCCCGGCATGGTGATGAATTTGCTGAAGAAAACAGAAAAGGGCGGTTTATTTTCAGCGATAATTTCCTCGACGCGTTTAGCGTGTGCCGGATGAAGGTTATAAATGTCCACGTCCATTGAACGGGCCAGCACGCCAGTGGCTACGTCGCGCGCCAGTGATGCATCATCGTGTACAAAACCTTCGCCGCGATCGGTAAGAATACCGCCGCCAGCGTTAGCGCCGGATGGTGTGCGGCTGATTCGCGAAACATGATTTCCTTTCATCCACTCTTTTGTAAGCAGACCGCGATTGGTGTAGTCAGCGTCCAGGTATGCTTCGATGAAGGAAGTCATCAGTCCCAGGTCTGAATTTACGGGGGCGGGAAAAACTTTGTCAGTGTCCCGCACCAGTTTGTACAAATCCCGAATCTCCAGCGGTTCGAGTTGCACTGCTTTATTTGAGATGGCCAGAGCGGTAACGGCGGGAAGTTTTTCTTCCTGTGCGTTATGTAATGCCCGCAGTTCATCCCGTGAAACATGCGTGACAGGTTTTTCGCTGCCGTGCTGTGCCAGCCATCTAACAGGCAGAAGCTGACCTGAAACCGGCAGAAGAATATTCTCCTCAATCTCAATCATGTCTTCGCCGTTGACGTTAGTATTAGCGGCGTTACTGTTTTCATCGCTGTTGCTGGACGGTACCGGCATCATTGTGATGCCATCTTCTCCACCTTTTTCGTAACGGTTACAGAAATCAGTATCAAATACGCCTTCAGGTGGCAGGTCATTTACAACAGGCAAATGGATGCGAACTGTTTTTTTGAAATCATCTTCGTCGTAGCCAGCATCGTCCATAGCGGCAATACAGCGGGAAACTGCAACGGAAAGTTTTTTGGCTTCGATCCAGAAAAAGCCACCTTTAATACCGAGACGCTTTCTGACCTTGTCATTTTTAGCTTCGCAATATAGCGCAAACACTTCTTTATTCGTGCTCATCAATAAACCTCATTACAGATTTAGGGGTGAACAAGTCACTGCCATTGCTGGCATATAAGAATCGAATCTGATGTATTTATTAAACTGAATGTCGTATTGGGGTAGTTATTTTATTACAGCTCACCACGACTCCGCCTTTACAGGTAAACCATCACGATCAAGGAAGACTTTAATCATGGTTTCATTAATACAGTGTTGTGTGGAAAAATCACGAATATAGAGCCGGTGTTTTTTTATATTGTTTACCGAAGCAATATATGTTCTTCCTTTATGAATAACATAATCACCGGGAGTCACGCACTGACGAGGAATATCATCAGTTCCGAAGTGATGAGCAATCATAATTATCTCCTTAATAAATTTGTCGCATTAAGAAAATTCCAGAAAACTATTTAATACTCAGCAACTGCTCGACGGTCATATTTTTAATTGCGCTCCTGTTTACAAGAGTCCACCCCTGCTTCTCCAGATAAAAGCGGAAAGTATCCAGAGTACAGACGAGAGCGCCGTCAGGAACGGTTTCGGTGAATTTGATATTGCCGCGTTCGTCGAAGTGAACAACGAGAGTGCGACCATCACCAGGAATTATTTTGTCTGTGGTAGTGGTATTAAGCTGGTACAACTCTGCCTCCATGCGATCGAATTCAGCGATGTAGGCTTCCTTGAAAGCTGCGGCTTTTTTGCCCGTGAAGCCCATCACCAGGAAAACGAAGCCGTTTTTGGTGATTTGGTACATAGGGAGTTTGCGCCCGGTTGAGTCGGTGTATTCGCTCACCTTAAAATTAAGGGCAGTGAATTCAGGGGAGCAATCCAGTAATTTTATTTTTTGAATAACATTGTCGTGGCGTTTGCCAAAGAACTCGGCGATCGCAACAGACGTAGTGACAGCGCGACCATTTTCGATGGTTACGTCAGGTTGAGAAAGGGTAGGGATAGTAGCCATGATAGCAGCCTCGTTAGTGAATTTGATTAACTCACCACCAAGGTTTTCCACGACCATAAGGGTGGTGAGACGTACAGGGGTGGAAATACCGGTCACTAACGAACCCGGCCAGCCTTGCGGCTGCCCTGCACGTCCCACCATAATCTGAATGTGGCTGTGCATTACGCATAAAAAAACCGCCTGAGCGCGGTTATGCGCGTTAGTGAACATCGGGTTTCCACGCCCGGCACCCGTTTTATGAGGTGCAGGTGCACTATAATTCCACCCGTTCTGGTTTTCAATAGCTACATTCAACATTTTCTCTACCTTTCATCACCTAAGTGAACTTTGTGATGCGGTGCCTGGTGCCTCCAGGTGACGTTAACCAGTTAACAATTAACGCCGGATGATTCACCCATAACACTTGTGTTTTTAACTGTTCTGCGTGCGCTGAGCCGCATTCACCGCATCACGAAATTCACTTTTTACTTCATAGACCGTGATATGATTTAGCTTTCCACAGTAAAAAGGAGTGTTTATGTCCCATATACATAGTCGTGAACACATGAATGATGGTGACCTTGTCAGGGTTCAATGTTCACACCAGATTAATGTTTTATTAATGGATGATTCAAATTACCAGGCTTTCAAGCGGGGCGGGCGTTTTACCTATTACGGCGGTTTCTATGAACGATTCCCTGCCAATATTACCGTGCCCCACTCGGGTTACTGGAATGTTGTATTAGCACTCCCTCCCGGTCATCGAGCCAATATCAGATACTCCATTAACGTTATCAGATAGCAGAATTTGGCTTGTCGCCTGAGTTAATGCACTTGCAAGGGCGGTAATGATTTTTTGTTGAGTACCGTCCTTTATAAAAGTCATATTCATTATGTGTTTCTGGCTGACGGTATCGTATGACCAGAGCAGCTTATTATTCCCGTCTGTGCATTGAACTATCATTTTTCCTCCGGTTAGACCCCATATATCTATAGCAGTATGAGTTATGGCGGGGTTGTCACTTAAGCGTATGGTCAACCTGACAACCCGGTGTCCTCAACGGGGGAAGGAATAACCCCGCCATACTTACCGCCGCGCCATTTCGCGGAGTGCCACAACCGGAAGCGCACGGTCGAAGAAATTAACGACAAGCCTCATAGGTGAAGGCCTTCGCCGTACGCTTTCGTGTTATGCCCTGACTTTTCAGGGAAATATCCTTTCAGTAAACTGTCAGTGCCGGATTCTTATCCGTGTCCGGCGCACGACCACACGTAGCCCCGTATTGGTCTCCATTTCTAACCCAGAACCTAAATGGAGGATAAAATGGCAAAATTTACAGTCAGGATCGAACTTCGCGATTCCAGTTCCGCTGATTACGATAAGCTTCATGAACGAATGGAAGCAAAGGGATTCTCCAGAACGATTACAACCTCTTCAGGGAACACCTACCGACTTCCTAATGCCGAATATACATATTCAAGCAAGAATGAAGACAAAGAATCTGTTGCTAACCTTGCTGAATCAGTGGCCTCAAAAGTTAAGAAAAATCCCGGAGTTCTTGTTACCGAATCTAATGGGCGCTATGTAAAAAACTTAGATGATGCTTAACCTTCATCATCACGACCTGACTCAATAGCGTACAATGCCAGCCAGATGCGGGCTTCAGTGCCTGCATTTGGTTCCAGTTGCTGGAGGCGTTTTGCATCCTCCAGAAGCAGAGCGATAACGTGTTTTAATTCTGTTTCGTTCATTTTATTCACCTGAATGTCTTACCAACCAACGACGCGCGCCAGATTCGGTTTTAAACGTTTTGCTTTTGGTATACGTCATCGCGGTGAACGTTCCGTCCTGGTTGGGAAACACACCGCACACCAGAGATTCGTTGTTGCCAAGATCGATAGTTTCCATGTTGACCTCATTTCCCCTTAACGCCGGGGTGGCGGAACTGTTTGCTGAGAACACCGTGCGGTGTCTTGATGTAAGCAAGATTAGTCATGGCTAACAAATTGGTCAAGTATTTTTGTTTGTCATGACTAACATTTTGGGCAACCAAAAAGATAACGCATTGATTGCGTTATCTTTTGTTTGTTCGTTGACGGGCTTTTAATAATTCTTCAAAGAGTTTGTTGAAATTTTTTACTCGGGCGCGCATCTCGGTGAGCTGAGCATCCTGTTCTGATTCAGGCAATGCATTAAAAAGCTCAAGGAGCTCAAGTTCTTTGGGGGATAGAGCAACTGGCTCCTCAATAGGTGGTGATGGCAGCTTGTCTTCATCGCCAAATAGAATCCATGTTGGCGAGCACTGCAGTACTTTGCTGAGGGCAAAAAGATTCTTTCCTGTAGGTTCGCTATCATCCCGCTCCCATTGTGAAACCGATACGTGAGAAATTTTCAGGGCTTTAGCAAGAGACCTTTGGGTGTATTTGAGGTTTTTTCGGCGATATCTAATGCGTTCGCCAATGGTTAAATTTTTTGTATCCATAGTTAGTTAATGCTAAATCTTATTGACTATGTTTTTGTTAACATCTATTTTGTTAGCTATGGCTAACAGTCAAGGTGCTTTAAATGCTTAAAACTGACGCACTTTTGTATTTCGGTTCAAAAACAAAACTTGCACAAGCTGCTGGTATTCGTTTGGCTTCGCTTTATAGCTGGAAAGGGGAGCTAGTACCTGAAGGTCGCGCGATGCGCCTGCAAGAGGCATCCGGCGGGGAACTTCAGTACGACCCCAAAGTTTATGACGAATATCGTAAGGCAAAGCGGGCGGGGCGGTTGAACAATGAAAATCACCCCTGAACAGGTTTGTGAGGCTCTGGATGCCTGGGTATGCCGACCAGGAATGACACAGGAGCAGGCGACGATATTAATCACGGAAGCATTCTGGGCTCTGAAAGAACGCCCGAACATCGATGTTCAACGCGTCACGTTTAATGATGGCGAGGTTGATCAACGGGCGCTGGGCGTTAACCGGGTGAAGATATTCGAACGCTGGAAAGCTATCGACACCAGGGATAAGCGGGAAAAATTCACGGCGCTGATTCCGGCAATTATGGAGGCTATCCGGATCAGCGATTTCAGGTTGTATGGTGAAATTACTGACGGAAAAAGCATTACGTACATGATCGCCGGGTTAAACAAAGAATATGGCGATGTGGTGGAGTCCGGGCTGCTTTTTGCGGATCCATCTGTTGTGGAACGTGAGACTGACGAGCTTATAGAAAAAGCTATTGCTTTCAAGCATGCGTATCGTCAGCAATATCAATATTACTTTGCAGATAAACAAATGTCTGCCAGGGGTTCGTATGAGTATCGATGCACTACGATGGGCTAAAAAGGTGAAAACCGGCAGTTCATCCAGTAAGTCAGTATTGACCTGGCTTGCTGATATGTGCGGTGCCGATTTGTGTGCATACCCGTCTGTATCTGCACTGGCAGAAGTAACGGAACTGAACAAAAAGACTGTGCAGGACAGCTTACGACACCTGATGGAGATTGGGTTAATTGTTGATACCGGTGAGAGAAAAGGCCGAACAAAGCAAATCGTGGTGTACCGACTTATCGGTGTAGAAGAAAGCGTTGCCGAGCCTGAATACACCCAAAAACGGGAGTCTTTAAAGGTGGGTAAAATTGGTGCTGTTAATAAAAACAGTACCGAAAATGGTTATGTTTCAGCACAAAACAGACCCAAAAACGGAACTCTTAGCTGCATGGAAAATAACCAAAGACACCCAAATTTTCCATCAAAGACACCCAAAAACGGATCACGGAACCCAAAGGAACCCAAAGATCTAAACCCCACACATAACGTACGCGAGAGTGCTCCGACCAGTGAGCAGGAAGTTTTGTCGTTACAGGCAGCCCCCCCTGTATTCCTGGATGGCCTGAGCGAACCCATCGGAAAATTTCCGATGACCGATAACTGGTATCCGTCACGGGATTTTCGACGACGGGCTGCGTTGTGGGGGATGGCTTTGCCGGAGACAGAATTCACACCTGCTGAACTTGCCGCATTCCGGGACTACTGGGCAGCGGAGGGGAAAGTGTTTACGCAGGTTCAGTGGGAGCAGAAATTCGCCCGTCACGTAAATCACGTCAGGGCGCAGGTTAAACCAGTCAGCAAGGGGGTAAACCATGCAGCAGCACCAGGTGGCACCGCATCACGGGCAGTTCAGGAAATTCGGGAAGCACGTGAGCAGTGGGAACGTGAAAACGGATTTATCAGCGACGGAAACGGCTTGGAAGCTGTGGGAGCTCATGGGGGAGGTTTATTCGAACCGCTGGACCCAGAAGAACGGGGCCGCACCTTCGAAGCTCTGGATTGCACAGATTGGCGCGATGACTGAGCAGCAAATCCGACAGGTCTGCCGCCAGTGCATGGACCGCTGCCGGGCGGGTGAAACATGGCCTCCGGACCTGGCTGAGTTTGTGGCGCTGATTTCGGAAAGCGGGGCCAATCCATTTGGTCTGACGGTGGATGCTGTGATGGAGGAGTACCGCCGCTGGCGCAATGAGTCCTGGCGATACGACGGAAGTGATAAGTACCCTTGGTCTCAGCCTGTGCTGTATCACATTTGCCTCGAGATGCGTTCAAAGGGGATTGAACGCCAGATGACCGAAGGGGAATTAAAACGGCTTGCAGAACGGCAGCTGACGAAATGGGCAAAGCATGTTAGTCACGGCCTGAGCGTTCCGCCAGTACGGCGACAACTGGCGGCACCAAAACGCCCGTTGGGACCAACGCCAATTGAGTTGCTGAAACAGGAGTATGAACGCCGGAAAGCGGCTGGTTTTGTTTGAGTTGAGAAGTAATTTTTACCGGGAGGAAATTTTAATGGAAACCGTTTTTGATGCACTGAAAGCAATGGGAAAAGCCACGTCGGTAGAGCTGGCTGCGCGACTTGATATCAGTCGTGAAGAAGTGCTGAACGAGCTGTGGGAACTGAAAAAGGCTGGCTTCGTTGATAAAAGCGTATACACCTGGCGTGTGGCTTATAACAACGTTCAGCAGGAACAGCCAGCGCCGGCAGAACTGTCGGAAGAAACCACCACGGCAACAGTCGCTAAAATTTCGGAGTGCGATTTAACTGCGACGGTTGAACAACGCGGACCACAAACGGCTGATGAGCTGGCTACGTTGTTCGGTACAACATCACGCAAAGTGGCTTCAACGCTGGCAATGGCAATCAGCAAAGGTCGTCTGATTCGTGTAAACCAGAACGGTAAATTTCGTTACTGCATGCCGGGCGATAAGTTACCAGCAGAGCCGAAATCCGTGCCGGTAACGGAAAATGATGGTAAAGCCTTTCCTCAGCCAGCCGGTGTTGCGTTACCAGTACAGGAAGCTGCAACACAGGAAGATATTAAAACAGAAACTGTGGCTGATATTGTGCAATCGTTGCCATCGTTTACTGAAACGCGAGCGGATGACCTGGTTTTACCATCGCTGCATATGGCAAACCGCGAATTGCGTCGGGCGAAAAGTCATGTCCAGAAGTGGGCGCGAGTCTGCGCCGCGCTGCGGGAGCTGAACAAGCACCGGGATATGGTTGCCGGGATTTGTCGGAAGCCCGGGCAATGAGCGGATGGTGCAGGCCTGAAATTATGATACTAACAATGAAGGTAAAATGCATTGGCAGTCTGATTGGTCGTAGTGAGGCGGCGGTCAGGATGAAAGCCCGGGTTAAGGGAATAAGCCTGATTCTGCGGGGTAATTTTCACCAGTCAACAAAATATCCGTAGCGCGATAACGGTCAAAAATCATGGCGCTGACACTTTTGTGCCACTGGAGATGACTGTACCTAAGTTCAGGGGAGAAGAACACGTCCGGTGGGATGGTCGGGCCAGATTTAAAGGGCAGGTCATGGCTCCAGCCAGTACGCTGGCAATGGAGGCTGCCTGGCTGGAAATTGATATGGGAACCACGCCACTCAGGGATTTACTGCCGGTCCAGAGAATAAATTCCTGTTACGGTTACACCACTGTGATCTTGCAAGTGCAGGAAAGTAGGTCTACACGGTAACGCGAGTGCGTGTAACTTTTGATGTTATTTCCGTAGAAACACCGGACAAATTTTCGCTGGCAGGTCATGCTGAAGGTATAATTCTGCAGATTATGGACAATTACGGATATCCGGCAAGAGCCGGAAAAAGCATGCCGCCTTTAATTCTCAGTGGAAGATGGACTTGATTATACTCATTGCATTGTCAGAAATAGTTATCCATTAAAGGCTGGCTATTCCAAACAGGATGTTGATTACAAAAATGTAATCAACATGTAAGGTTTATACTCTTCAATATGCGTATAATTTTCCTTATTTTGTTAGCTTTAAATAACAAGCTATGCACGAGGTAAAGTCGGATAAGTTTATCTGGATGTAATATATATTATTTGTAGTGTTTATAACTTTATTTCATGATAACCAATAAAAGGAGTTTTTTATGAGGAACATAATGGCAGGTTTTTTAATATTTCTGTCTTCTGCTGCTTATGCTGATATCAATCTGTATGGTCCTGGTGGCCCGCATACAGCCTTGCTTGATGCAGCCAAACTTTATGCCGAAAAAACAGGTATTATAGTGAACGTTCATTACGGCCCACAGAACAAATGGAATGAAGATGCCAAAAAAAATGCAGATATCTTGTTTGGCGCATCAGAACAATCTGCTCTGGCTATCATTCGGGACCATAAAGACAGCTTCAGTGAAAAAGATATTCAGCCTCTTTATCTGCGAAAAAGTATTTTACTGGTAAAGAAAGGTAATCCTAAAAATATCCGGAGTATTGACGACCTGACCAGACCCGGGATTGGCGTAATTGTTAATGATGGTGGTGGTACCAGTAATACATCAGGCACTGGCGTCTGGGAAGATATTGCCGGACGTAAAGGGAATATAGAAACTGTCGCCGCAATCCGAAAAAATATTATTTTATATGCGCCCAATAGCGGAACTGCACGTAAGGCTCTTGAGAATCAGCCTGAAGCAGATGTCTGGATAACCTGGGCTGACTGGGCAGCCAGTAATCCAGAAATTGGTGATGTCGTGGAAATAGCGCCAGACTACGTGATATGGCGTGATATGAACATTACAGTACGTCAGGATGCAAATGATGAAACCCGTCGATTTGCAGAATGGCTACAAACCGATGAAGCGGCGCCTGCATTCAAAAAATATGGCTGGACCAGGAAAGGCACTTGACATCCTCCACGTCCTTCAGGACGTGGATTCTTTTTCCGGATGCCGCGCCAGCGGCATGTAGGGGCAGCTCACAAAACGGAAAAAATTGTACGCTAAGCCTCGCCAGGTGAACTGAATTCATTCCGATATGGGAATTCCCATATCGGACGAAAACGGCTTGCTGTAACGGCAGAGTTAAGTAGAATTGCTGCGGGTGCTTGAGGCTATCTGCCTCGGGCATGAACACCAACGGCAGATAGATAAAAGCCCCACCCGACTATAAATCGAAGTGAGGCCCCTATATGCTCGTCACATATAGATTGCCTCTTACGGACCGAAAGGTCAAGGAGAAGCAGGCTATGAAGCAGCAAAAGGCGATGTTAATCGCCCTGATCGTCATCTGTTTAACCGTCATAGTGACGGCACTGGTAACGAGGAAAGACCTCTGCGAGGTACGAATCCGAACCGGCCAGACGGAGGTCGCTGTCTTCACAGCTTACGAACCTGAGGAGTAAGAGACCAGGCGGGGGAGAAATCCCTCGCCACCTCTGATGTGTCAGGCATCCTCAACGCACCCGCACTTAACCCGCTTCGGCGGGTTTTTGTTTTTATTTTCAACGCGTTTGAAGTTCCGGACGGCGCCGGAATAGAATCAAAAATACTTAAGTAGCGCGCAGGGAGAAGAGGGATGGACCCCGAACAGGGGAGTGCTATTTATCTGGAAGGATTCTGTTGATGAAAATCGAAGAATTACGTGAAATTTTTAGTGAAGATGGCCTCTATACTGTGCGCGTTGAGAAGGGCGCTATTGTCAGCCACTGCCGTATTAAATGTTTACAGTCTCAACAAAGGAAGAGTGGAGCTGCGTTAATTCATTTTGTGGATGGGCTTGTGACGGATGGTTTTATTTTGCGTGCAAATGAATTTGTCACATCGTTGCCGTCTCTGAAAGACGCTGGGATTAAGGCTGGTTTTTCTGCTTTTGAAGATGAGTGAATTCATCTACAATTCAGCGCAGGGCTGAACCCCTGTTGAGTAACACTGTGCCACCGGAGAAAGCCGATGGCGCAAAATTCCAGACTACACAATTCTGATAATTCAGCCGTCTTTGCCAGCAGGCACGGGCGGCGTTCTCATGCATTCAAATCTGACTGGTTCCAACACGACCCATGCACTGAAGAACAGGCCGAATGGCTGATTCAGAACTACCGCAGACGTGGGTATGAGTTTAGGAAAGCCCTCAGCCTCGATTATCGTCACTGGATAATCTCCGTCAGGCTTCCTTACTCCGAACGCCCACCGCGTCCGTCCCGCACATTCCAGCAACGCATCTGGAGGTAACGTGCGGGTATTACTTCGACCTGTTCTGGTACCGGAACTCGGGCTGGTGGTCCTTAAGCCAGGTCGTGAATCCATGCAGGTATTTCACAATACCCGGGTGCTGGTGGAGCCGGAACCGAAAAGCATGCGTAATCTGCCGTCCGGGGTCGTTCCTGCCGTTCGCCAGCCGCTGGTGGAAGACAAAACATTGCTGCCATTTTTCAGCGACGAACGAGTGATTCGTGCTGCTGGTGGTGCTGGTGCATTGTCTGACTGGCTGTTGCGCCATATTAAATCCTGCCAGTGGCCACACGGCGATTATCATCACAGCGAAACCGTCATTCACCGTTATGGTACCGGCGCAATGGTGTTGTGCTGGCACTGCGACAACCAGCTGCGTGACCAGACCTCCGAATCATTCGGGCAACTTGCTCACCAAAATTTGTCAGCATGGATGATTGACGTCATACGCCATGCAATGAATGGCACGCAGGAGCGGGAATTATCTCTGGCTGAATTATCCTGGTGGGCGGTCCGCAATCAGGTGGCGGACGCGCTACCGGAAGCGGTATTACGTCGTTCGCTGGGGTTGCGTGCGGAAAAAATCCGCTCAATGTACCGTGAAAGCGACATCGTACCGGGAGAGCAGACCGCCACCAGCATACTGAAGCAGCGCACAAAAAATCTTGCGCCGCTGCCTCACGCCCACCAGCAAAACCCGCCACAGGAAAAGACGGTGGTCAGCATTGCCGTTGATCCGGAGTCACCGGCTCAGTATCTCCAGCGCCAGAAACCACAACGGGAAGATATGCCTGTATACACGCGCTGGGTAAAAACGCAGAAATGCATGACGTGCGGTAATCAGGCAGATGATCCGCATCACATCATTGGTCATGGGCTGGGAGGGATGGGAACAAAGGCTGATGATTTGTTTGTTATTCCGCTGTGCCGTAAATGTCATAACGAACTGCACGCCGGGGTAAAAGATTTTGAAGAAAAACACGGCAGCCAGCTGTTGTTGCTGATTCGTTTTTTAATGCACGCGAGAAATTCGGGTGTCCTGAAGTGGAAAGCATGAATGACTGAACGCATAGAATTTGTTTTGCCTTACCCGCCGACGGTGAATCCCTACTGGCGACGTCATGGCAATACGTATTTCATCTCGGAGGCCGGAAAGCGTTATCGCCGTGATGTGGCGCTAATTGTTCGCCAGCAGCGGTTGAAATTAAACCTGTCCGGAAGGCTGGCGATAAAGATTATTGCAGAGCCACCGGATAAGCGCCGTCGTGACCTGGACAACCTGTTGAAAGCGCCACTGGATGCGCTGACGCATGCCGGACTACTCATAGACGACGAGCAATTTGATGAAATCAATATTGTGCGTGGTCTGCCTGTTTGCGGTGGGCGACTGGGTGTGAATATATTCGTAATAAGAGGATGTAATGATGTTGCGTGATATTCAGCTGGTTATGGAGCGGTGGGGAGCATGGGCAGCAAATAATCATGAAGATGTAACATGGCCCTCGATAGCTGCTGGTTTTAAAGGATTAATCCCGGCTAAAGTGAAATCACGTCCTCAGTGTTCTGATGATGACGCCATGATAATTTGTGGCTGTATGGCACGATTAAACAAGAATAATCAGTATTTGCACGATTTGTTGGTGGATTATTACGTAGGTGGAATGACATTTATGGCTCTTGCACGTAAGCATAGATGTTCTGATGGGCTTATTGGTAAAAGACTTTATAAAGCAGAAGGTATTATTGAAGGAATGCTTATGGCTCTGAATGTCAGGTTAGATATGGATATGCGGTAGGGATATATAGTGACTATGGTTATGTTTTCTATGTTTATAATCAATGTGTTTATTTTGTGGTCGTGAATTTTATGGAAAGTAAACAAAATGTTGCCAGGTGAATTGAAAATATTGATAATCAATCTTCATCATTAAATAAAAGGAGTGTTTATGTGGATTGTGTTAGCACTGTCACTGTCAACTCTCAGTTGGCATAAGGTAGTGGCTTTTTCATTGTTGACGGTGTCTGTTGTCCTGGCTGTGCTTAATGATATTATTGATTGGCCTGTGTTGTTTCTTGTTGCTACAATCGTTTTTTTTATTATTTTGAAGTTCAACTGGAAATATAACGCCTGGGCTAAATCCATATATGAAGCTGGCATAGTTTTATCAGCCATAGCATTATCTTTCCATTTATGGCCAGGGTTTCACAATCCTGTAGTGCTAAAGTCTGTTACTGTCGGACCTCAAAGCACTCCCTATACAATGTATTTTAATTTTGATAAAGCACTGGTGCCATTTTTGTTAGTCCTGTGTACAGCTTCTTTGTTTAAAAAAGAAGTGAAATCAGAAGTATCTTTGTGGAAGTGGGGGGGGCTGTTGCTCTCTGTTCCTCTTATCCTGTTTTTGGCTGTTTTTTTTGGTGGGTTAAAGCCAGAGATTCATTTTCCTGAGTGGTTGCCAGAGTTTATATTGGCTAATTTGTTTTTTGTGTCTCTGGCAGAGGAATCATTATTTAGAGGGTATATTCAATCACGGCTATCAGAAGTGACGTCTCCATTGGTTGCGTTAATTGTGGCGTCTTTGTTGTTTGGTTTTTTTCACTATTCAGGTGGTGCTTTACTTGTATTATTTGCCACGTTATCTGGTGTTGTGTATGGATTGTCATGGATGTGGAGTGGGCGCTTGTGGGTGGCAACCCTTTTCCATTTTGGTCTGAATCTGTGTCACTTGTTATTCTTTACCTATCCATTCTTAAAATATAATTGATTTTTTCTATGGCTTTAAATTTATAACACTGAAAAATAGCAAGATGTGACATTTGCATGAAAAATATGCACGGCAAAGCATTTACGTACGTAAAAAATCATGTATGCTTTTAAGAGTGGTTATTTCACCGCATAGCCTGAACCCGCCTCTGAGCGGGTTTTTTGTGCTCGCAAAGTAGCGCAGTGCGTTAAATGTGCTGGTGGTTATTAATACTGGTCCTTCTGCTTGCAGGCTTTTTCGACAAGAGTTATTGGTATGTCACGTTAACCAGAAAAGGGAAAAAGACATGCTAAAACAGCAGGATATGACCGAAACCGCCAGAGTGGTGTTTAATGAATTAAGCGTCACCGAACCGGCGACCGTCGGGGAGATTGCGCAGAATACTTACCTTTCACGCGAGCGCTGCCAGTTAATACTGACCCAGCTTGTTATGGCGGGCCTGGCAGATTATCAGTTCGGTTGTTACAGACGCCTTCCGCAGTGAAGGCTTTTTTATTTGTGGTAATGGGCGGCTGGTGGGTGTTAGCGGCACCTGCCAGCCATCTGCTCATGCGTTGGGGTCACAAGCAAACCTCAGGCCCATCTGCTTTGCGCAAAAGCGGAATGAGCCTATCAGAGAAGTGCTTATTGATCTATGGTTAATACTGTAAAAATATCCAGTTGTGAGTTAATCAACGCTGATTGCCTGGAATTTATCCAGACCTTACCGGAAAACTCTGTCGATTTGATAGTCACAGACCCGCCATACTTTAAAGTGAAGCCCGAGGGCTGGGATAACCAGTGGAAGGGTGACGATGATTACCTGAAGTGGCTGGACCAGTGTCTGGCGCAGTTCTGGCGGGTACTGAAGCCCGCCGGAAGTCTTTACCTGTTCTGTGGGCATCGTCTGGCATCTGATATCGAGATCATGTTGCGTGAACGTTTCAACGTGCTTAACCATATCATCTGGGCGAAGCCGTCCGGACGCTGGAACGGGTGCAGGAAGGAAAGCCTGAGGGCATATTTCCCGGCAACAGAGCACATACTGTTTGCTGAACATTACCAGGGGCCATATCGGCCAAAAAATGATGGCTATGTGGCAAAGGGGCGCGAGCTTAAACAGCATGTCATGGCTCCGCTGATTTCTTACTTTCGTGATGCGCGTGAATCACTGGGGATTACGCCGAAACAGATAGCGGAAGCCACCGGAAAGAAAAACATGGCTTCGCACTGGTTTGGTGCCAGCCAGTGGCAGTTACCGAACGAAGCTGATTACAGAAAGCTGCAGGCGTTGTTTGCGCGTGTTGCAGCAGAAAAACATCAACGCGGAGAACTGGAAAAGCCACACCACCATCTGGTCAGCACATACAGCGAACTGAACCGGCAATATGTCAGCCTGCTGGAAGAGTATAAATCTTTGCGGCGTTATTTTTCCGTATCGGCTGCCGTTCCTTATACGGATGTCTGGACGCACAAACCTGTGCAGTATTATCCGGGTAAACATCCGTGTGAGAAGCCAGCAGATATGTTGCGGCAGATAATTACAGCCAGCAGTCGTCCGGGGGAACTGGTTGCAGACTTTTTTATGGGATCGGGGGCGACTATAAAGGCTGCGCTCTCTCTGGAACGTAGAGCTATTGGTGTAGAGCTGGAAACGGACAGGTTTAATCAAACGTTTGATGAAATAAGAAACAATAGTTAGCTTTTTTTTGCGAACTTTTTAATTTTTATAATATTGTATAATTATGTTTTAAATACCTGACATTGTTTGTATTGAAACAGGAGCGGAATTCATTATTATTCTTCGTCGGTTCCAAGGGAGGGTAATTTATGTATCCGGGCATCTCATCCACACCTGAGGAACCAATGCCGACTTAGCTCAGCAGGCAGAGCAACTGACTTGTAATCAGTAGGTCACCAGTTCGATTCCGGTAGTCGGCACCATATGCGGGTATCGTATAATGGCTATTACCTCAGCCTTCCAAGCTGATGATGCGGGTTCGATTCCCGCTACCCGCTCCATCATTATTCTGGCAACACGAATTATACAGCACTGGCGTGTTTTTTTACGTGGGGGCAGGTTGTTTTAAGACATCTTTGGTCCTCAGGCTATGGTTTAAGGTCGGTTATAGCCTCAGTGCTGATTTTTTACAACAATGGAATGGTGCATTATCGGTGGAGATTTAGTATTTCCTGGCAGGGCTGATGATGCACTATCCCGGTGTTGTAAAAACACTACAGAGGTGTTCCTCAGTGCGAGGGTGGTTTAAAGAGTCGGTTTAGCGGGAAACCACAGTATCCTTGTGGGGCTGGATGCTTCGGGAGGCACCCGACACTTCTGAATACAATTAAATCATGCGTTTTTATATGCCATTAACCGCCGCTCCAGGCGGTTTTTTTTATTCAAAGTTCGGGGTTACAAGTGCTCGCTTCCACTACTTTGGTTTTTACAATTATAGTTTTTGGGAGAATCTTCATGGGGCGTGCTTCATCCTTTGCAATTCGCTGATCCTGGTGTATGAGACAATGAAGTCCATGCGGTAACGAAGGTCGGATATCTGCTCGGTTTTATTCTGGTAATTTGGGGCCTTCGCTTTTTACGGATGCGGGCAGCACAAGGTTATTGGGGCGACGGCCATCATTGTTGCATTTGCAGGAGTTATTCTGAGTCCGACAAGAATATGCTGTTGAGTGCACGGCTGGCTGAAAGAAACTGCCACCTGAAGAATGGTGAATTTATTTAGTAGGGGATCCTGGATGAAATTGAACGGGATGATAACTCCGAAATTAGTCCACTGAGGAATGCCTTATACAAGAGATCATGGATAACCCTCGGGCATTTACAGGAAGCAAACGCCACTTACTTCACTACCCCGGAGAAGTGGGGACTGTCAATATGACAGATAACAAAATCTGAAAATGAGTCTCTCCAGTTGAGAAATATACGATGAAGGAGCATTCTGTTCAGCGCAAAGTAATCCGTTTTGTGATGAATAATCTCGAGAGTCATTTTTCATTCCTGCCAGCCTCCCCAGAGCTGGCTTTTTTTTGAGGCCTGTTCTGACGGGCTTTGTTGTATTCGCTCCACGTCCCATACATATCAAATCTGAATAACACCACACAAAGGCATCTGCGGATGTCTTTGGTGTGGTGTTTTTTTTGGTCCGCTGGTGGCCTTTTTTAATTTACAGGAGAAAAAGTATGTCTGAACCCTTATCCGGTTCCGGCACAGCTGCTGCGCTCGGTGGGGCGACTGTTTTCGGGCTGTTTACCGGAACGGATTTCGGGATTGTGTTTGGCGCATTTGCGGGGGCGTTGTTTGTTGCAACGATACCGCAGGCGCTTTCAGCATGGCGGGTGGCGGCACATTTTCTTGTGTCATTTATCGTCGGCGTACTGGGTGCGCGTTTGCTTTCAGCCTGGGTGGCATCAAAAACTGGTTATGACGGCACGTCTGCAGATGCATTGTGTGCGGTGCTGGTATCGCTGGTGTCGGTAAAGATTATGTCATTCATCCACCAGCAGGATATCGCATCACTGGTGTCTGGTCTGTTCTCGCGCCTGCGGGGCGGAGGAGGCGGCAATGTTAAGTAACCTTCCCGGATTGCTGAATGTGGCGTTATGCACGGTTATCGTGCTGACGCTCTTTTTTTATCGTCGTCGTGACTCCAGGCACAAACCGCTGATGTCATGGCTGGCCTGGCTGCTGATGCTGCTGTATGCCTTTGCCCCCCTCAGCTATCTGTGTGGTCGCTCGTTAGCAACGGGCTGGCTGGAGGTGTTTTTTAATCTGCTGTTCTGCGTGCTGGTGATACGCGCACGCGGGAACGTCACAAGAATCTTTCCATTGTTGAGGTGAATATGTCGGGTAAATTCAGATTCAGCCGCCGGAGCGAGAAAAATCTGGAGGGTGTCAGACCACAGCTGGTTGCTGTAGTTCGCCGTGCCCTTGAACTGACGGAGGTTGATTTTGGTATTACGGAAGGTCTGCGCACGAAAGAGCGCCAGAAACAACTGGTCGCGGAAGGAAAAAGCCAGACCATGAACAGCCGCCACCTGACCGGTGATGCGGTGGATGTTGTGGCCTACATTGGCAGCCAGGTGTCATGGGACTGGCCTCTGTACGAGAAAATCGCGCAGGCATTTAAGCAGGCTGCCGCAGAGCTGGGAACTGCCATCGAATGGGGCGGCGACTGGAAAACACTGAAAGACGGACCTCATTTTCAGTTGAAACGCTGATAACCAGGTGGGTTATGAGCAGAAAACACTGGACACACAGAATGCCGCGAGCGGCGGTGAAATGGGCACTGGTAGCGATACTGGTGCCTTTTTTCCTGGTGGGATGCGTCAGCCTGGATAAAGCGCGCCAGCTTTTCGATACAGCTTCTCAGGTCTGTGAAATTGTCGACGATGTTCGGCAGTGTCTGCAGAACTGATCGCCTGTAAGAGCAGAATATTTTGCTGAAAAATGAAGGGTGCGTCAGCGACCGGAAAGCATGAAATTCTGTGTTTGTGGTTATTCAATAAAATAAATTCTTTATGTCGCCGCGAATACTCAAATGTTGATCAGTATCCGGTGCGGCGACGGGCTTAGATATCAGGAGACGATGATGGAAAAAACAGAAAACAAACCGTTTGTAATTGGTGCTGATGCTGCTCCGTTTAAGTTTGAGTTGTCTCAACTGGTGGAGATGCGCATCAGTGATGAATGGGGTGAGATTAAAGCCCGCGCGCAGTATGCGGATGGCGAAAACCAGTACCTGATCCACTACAAAGCAGCTGATGGTCGCGCCACGACGGAGTGGTTTGGTGAGTCAATGCTGGAAGCAACAGAAGATAAGCGTCATCCTGGTTGTCCGGTATTTGCCGGTATGGAATTACCGGAAGGTGCGGTAGTTACTGAGTAACAGCATTACAGCAGCCCTTCAGTGAGGGGCTGCGATAATGCAGCATGAGAAGGTGGAATATGGCTGACCTTAACGACCTTCACAGACAGCTTCTGGGAATGCAGAAGCAGGTGCGTTTTGCCACTGCGCGCGCCATCACTGCCACGGTGAGAAAAATTGAAGCGGCAGAGAAAGAAAACCTTCGCCGGAAGCTGGATAACCCGACGCCGTTCACCGTGAACTCGGTGCGCTCAAAAGGGGCAACAAGGGACAATCTGACCGGTCGGGTGTTCATCATGGATACCGCCGTGCCTTACCTTGAACCCTTTGAGGTGGGCGGGCTGCATTATCTCGGTGAGGGGCAGAAAGCTGTACTGAACCCGAAAAATATCCGGCTGAACAAATACGGCAACCTGCCAAAGGCAAAACTGCAACAGCTGAAGGCCAGACCGGATGTGTTCATCGGTAAGGTGACGAACAACTATGGTGAGGATGTTGGTGGCGTCTGGCAGCGTAAGAAAGCGAAAAAAGTGGCAAAAACCAGGAAGCGGAGAAAACGCTCCCCCAATGGCACACGCGCTCCCCGCAAAAAAAGCCGCTCACCAAAGCTGTTGATACGTTTTGGTGATGCACTGCCGGTCACGCCGGTACTGGGTTATCAGGCGCTGGCACACAACATGGCATCGCGTCTCATGAAGACGGAGCTGAGTGTGGCGCTTGAACAGGCTTTAAAGACGGCGAAGTGATGCAGGGCATTGTTGCCCTGAAGAAAGAACGTGCCAGCAGCGTTTTTATTAACGTGATTCATGGCGAGAGTAACCACACTCTCTGCAAACATAAATGTCCCGCTGAAGGCCTAATACTCCAAACGTTGGATCATTTTCAGTTCTGTCGAGCTGAAAAGACGCTTTTTGGCATTTGGGACAGAATTGTGCGCTGGTTGCAGAACAATGGTTCGATTCCAGTTCAGCAACTCTTCGCTTCAAATCTTCTATTTCCTGTGGGACTGACTGAAGTTTTTTTCAGAGTGGTATCTTTTCCAGAAGTGTATTTAATTCGGAGAGTATTCCCATGAATAACCTCATAAACAAAACTCACATTAGCGAACGCGGCATAGCGATATGCCGCCCCGTTGTTTCATATCTTGATGTTGAAAGAGATGAATCCGGGGGCAGGACATTGTATATCCACCGCACAGGAGGTGAAACGCTCGTGTTCCCTCTCAATAAGGAGGCGACCTGCCATCTGGTTGCGTTATTGTCTGATGAAACGTGAGGAAATATATGAAAACCATCAGTCGTGAAAAAATCATCACAGGGTTTTGTGATGGCATTGTGATTTATCGTTATCTTGAGATTTTTGAAACCGCAAGCGGGTGTCGACACTGTCGCCTGGCAGGGTAACGGGTCCTTCCTGGAGACCTTATTGCACGGGCATTGCGCGAGCGCGGTGTTTCGCTAGCTATAAAATTTTGAAATTTGGGTAACAGGTAACAGAGGGTAACAGATGAATCAGGCGGAATTCGCAAAACTTCACGGTGTCAGTCGCAAGACGGTAACGGCGTGGAAGGCCCGTGGCTGGCTGGTTCTGGACGGTGAGGACATCGATGTTGATGCCTCAAACGAGCGGATCCGGCGTTACCGGAAAACTGTTACCCGAATAAAAAATGAGCAAAAAGGTAACACTTTAGGTAACAGGGTAACATCCGAAGGTAACACTCCGGGTAACAACGAAGGTAACACTCCGGGTAACAACGAAGGTAACAGCATTGCCCTGTACGATGACTCCTCTGATGTATCGAAAGAAGCACGGGTCGAACAGTTCATTGCCAGCCACGGAGCCATGATGACGCTCGATGAAGCCAGAACCATGAAAGAGAACTACTTCGCGCTGCTGGCAAAACTCGAGTATGACGAAAAGAAAGGAACACTGCTTCCCTGGAAACCCATCATTGAGCGGGTCGGGGCGGAGTATACCCGGGTGAGGACGCGCCTTGTTGCCCTTGCGCCGGAACATGGTCCCCGTCTGCGGGCGCTGGCGGGGATGACAGACGATCAGGGATTCACGGCGGCATTGCAGGAACTGATTTACGAGGCGCTGAATGAACTTGCATTTGACAGGCGCGAAACCCACGGAGATACAGTTTGAGGATGCGCTGCTTTCGTGTCCGCGTTATCTTGCGCCTCCGCCTCCATTATCCTTAAGTCAGTGGGCCAACACCTTCGCTGTACTGTCCCGTGAGACCAGTGCCCAGACGGGGAAATTCCGCTCCTATCCCTATCAGGACGGCATAATGGATGCCATCACCGACCCGTCAGTCACGTATGTGTCTGTGATGAAATCAGCCCGTGTGGGATACACGAAAATTCTTGATCATGTGGTGGGCTATTACCTGGCACATGATCCGTCCCCCATCCTGGTGGTTCAGCCGAGGGTGGAGGATGCCGAAGACTACAGTAAAACCGAAATTGCCCCGATGCTGCGCGACACGCCGGTGCTGGCAGGCATCAGCGGCGACCCGAAGGCAAAAAACAGCAACCAGACCATTCTTCGCAAAACCTTTTCCAACGGCGCAAACCTCACGCTGGTCGGGGCCAACTCCCCCGGCGGTTTTCGCCGTATCACATGCCGCATCATCCTTTTTGATGAGGTGGACGGGTATCCGGCAGGGGGCGCAGGGTCCGAAGGGGATCAGATTGCGCTGGGAACAAAACGTTCCGAAACCTTCTGGAACCGCAAGATTGTTCTCGGCTCAACGCCAACCGTGAAAGGCGTGAGCCGTATTGAAAAAGCCTGGCTGGAAAGCGATCAGCGCCGCTACTTCGTGCCCTGTCCTCACTGCGGTGAATATCAGGTGCTGGAGTGGGGCAGCAAAAGCACCCCTTACGGCATCAAGTGGGAAAAGGACAGCGAAGGTAACGGGCTGCCGGAGACCGCTTACTACCTGTGCCGCCACCACGGCTGTGTGATTGTGCACAGTGAACTGCCCGGGATGCTGGAAAAAGGCGAATGGCGCGCCGGTGCACCATTCAGGGGGCATGCCGGTTTTCATATCTGGACGGGCTACAGCCCGCACTCAAATGCCTCCTGGCCGAATCTGGTCGCCGAATGGCTGAGGGTGAAGGACGATCCGCTGATGCGCCAGACATTCATCAATACCACGCTGGGCGAGCCTTACGAGGATGCAGGCGAGTTTGCGATGAGTGAGCAGCGGCTGATCGCCCGCGTTGAGGTCTGGGGGGCGGAGGTGCCGTATGGCGTGCTCCTGCTCACCGCCGGGGTGGATACGCAGGATGACCGCTTCGAAATCACCGTTCTCGGCTGGGGCATGAACGAAGAATGCTGGGTGATTGCGCATGACATGATTTTTGGTGACCTTGAAACAGAAGAGCCGTGGGAGCGCCTTGATGCGTATCTGAAGCAGGTCTGGCGGCGGGCTGACGGTTTCGGGCTGACGCTCTCGGCGGTCTGCCATGACTCGGGCGGTCATCACACCAACAAAGTGTATGAGTTCTCGAAGGCGCGTATCGGGCGTCGTATCTGGGCGACAAAAGGTGAGTCGGCGACGGGCGGTAAACGTAACCCTGTCTGGCCGACGCGTGTCGTTTCGTCCCGCAACCGGAAATCCTTCCGCCCCGTCATTCTGGGGGTGAACTCCGCGAAGGACGACATCAGGCACCGGCTCCATATTGAGCCGGATCCGGCAGGCGCGCCTGCCGCAGGCTGTATCCATTTTCCGTCGTTTCTGGATTTGCATTATTTCAGTCAGCTGCTCTCTGAGCGTCTGGTGCGTAAGGAGAACGGCGGGCAGGTGTACCGTGTCTGGGAGCTGTCTGCCGGACGGGCGAATGAGGCGCTGGACTGCATGGTGTACGGTTACGCGGCCCTGAAGGGGCTGCTGCATCACGGTCTGAAACTGAACCGTCTGGCTGAACGGGCGGCGCAGGATCTGTCATTCATGGAGCCGCCTCCCGCGCAGCCGGAAGAAAAAATCAGTTTAAGTATGCCGGGCGCAAAAGCACCGGAGACACCCCGTAAGAAAATACCGCTGCATATGAGGCTTGCAGGAGTGAGACGATGATGAATCCCCCCGGCGTGTTTGCCGGAATGTCAAAAGAACAACTGAAGGCGGCACTGAATGAAGCTCAGGCGGCCTATATTGAGCTGCTTTCAGGGCGACGTGGCGTGAGTTTCTCCTATGCACAGGGAGACGGCACGCGCACCGTGACTTATTCACAGGCCAGCAGTGCTGATTTGCTGGCGCTGATCGCGACGCTCCAGCGGGCGCTGGGGATAAGGACGAGAAGGTCTCTGAGCGTGCGTTACTGAGGTGAGCGATGATAGTCGATAAAAATGGCAGACCTTTTCCGCAACAGACGGAAAAAAAACGCGCACTGAATGACAGCGGGCGGATCCCCTACGACTCTGCCGGTTTCTCGCACGGTTCGGTGGCGGGCTGGAACCCGGTACTGTGGTCACCGGACAATGAAGTGAATATCTGGCGTAACCGTATGGTTGCCAGAATGCGCGACCTTGTCCGCAATGACGGCTGGGCGAATGGCAGTATCACCCGTCTGCTGGACAATGCCATGGGGGTGGTTTTTCGCCCGAGGATGAAGCCTGACTACCGGATGCTGGCAGAGATGACCGGCAACCGGGCATTTGATGCAGACTGGGCGGATGAGTACGGGCGCTGTGTGGAGGCACACTGGCGCAACTGGGCCAGTGATGCCGGGTGTTACTGCGACCTTGAACGCAGACAGACCCTGCCGCAGCTTTTCCGGCTGGCATTCCGCCACAAGATGATCGACGGCGATGCGCTGGCGGTCATCCACTGGCGACCGGACAGAATAGCCCCCGGTCGCGGGCGTTACGGTACGGTGGTACAGGTGATTGACCCCGACCGGCTGAGTAACCCGAACGATGCGTTTGACATGCCGCATATTCGTGGCGGTGTGGAAATTGACGCGGACGGGGTGCCGGTAGCCTATCACATCCGGTCCGCACACATGGGGGACTGGTGGAGCGGCAGTGACACGATGCACTGGGAACGCGTGCCGCGTGAAACGTCGTGGGGAAGGCCGGTGGTGGTGCATGACTTTGATCATGACCGTGCGGGCCAGCATCGTGGTGTCGGTATTCTCAATCCCGTGGTTCAGCGTCTGAAAATGCTTATCAAGTACGACCAGGTGGAGCTGGAAGCCGCCATCATCAATGCCATGTTCGGTTTTTTCATCACGTCGCCCTATGACCCGAAACTGACAGAAGATCTGATGAGTGACGCGGAGGTGATTAATGGCTACCAGGATGCGCGCATGAAGTATCACGATACTAACCGGATTTCGATGTCGGGCGTGCGTATTCCCATCACGTTCCCCGGCGAAGAGCCAAAAGCCGTGAGCGCCGCCCGCCCGGTCAGTAACTTTAAGGAGTTCGAGGGCACGGTGCTCAGGAATATTGCCGCTGCACTGGGTCTGTCCACCCAGCAGGTGACACAGGACTGGTCGGACGTTAACTACAGCTCTGCCCGCGCGGCACTCCTTGAGGCGTGGAAAACACTGACCCGCCGTCGTGATGAGTTTGCGGTTGGCTTTGCCCAGCCGGTGCTGACGGCGTTTCTGGAAGAGCTGCACGAAGAAGAGGATTTGCCGCTGCCTGCAGGCGCACCGGATTTTCTGGCGGCGCGGGCCGCTTACACCCGTGCCCACTGGATGGGACCGGGGCGTGGCTGGGTGGATCCGGTCGCGGAGAAAAAAGGGGCGATTCTGGCGATGGAGGCCGGCATGTCCACGCTGGAAATCGAAGTGGCTGAGAACGTGGGGGAAGATTTCGAGGACATTCTCGATCAGCGGGCGCGAGAAGAGCGGGCCTTTAAGGAAAGAGGCCTGACACCGCCTTCCTGGTTTCAGGCAGAGCAGTTTGCCCCCACACCGACGGGCAGTGACCCGGCAGAGCCGAAGGAGCCTGATGTTTCATGAATCAACTTGCACTGTTAAGCCAGCGCCTGCTGAACACGCCGCTGGCCATTCATCCGCGAAAAGCGGAAATCATTGTTACGGCACTGGCAGAACGACTCGGGATCACCCGGATAAAAACGGGGGCCTGGTATGACGATGATGAAGACGATTTCTGCCGTCCCGCCCCTGAAAGCGGGTACGACATTCTGGAGGGGATCGCCATCATTCCCGTGCACGGCACCCTGGTACAGAAACTGGGGACGCTACGGCCTTACTCCGGCATGACGGGGTATGACGGCATCCGGCGAAATTTTCTGACGGCGCTTAACGACCCTGATGTGAAGGGCATCTGTCTTGATATCGATTCACCCGGCGGAGAAGTGGCCGGGTGTTTTGATCTGGTGGACACGATTTTTGCCTGTCGCGGGCAGAAACCGGTGCACGCCATTCTCTCGGAGTCGGCGTACTCGGCGGCCTATGCCCTTGCCAGCGCCGCCGACCGGATCCTGGTCCCCCGCACGGGCGGCGTGGGATCCGTCGGTGTCATCTACGTGCACTGTGACATGTCGCGCCAGATGAAGGATGAGGGGCTGAACGTGACCATCATCACCTGCGGCAGCCGGAAGGCGGAGACCAGTCCGCTGCGTCCGCTGAGTGAGGCGGCACAGGCGGCACTTCAGGCGGACACTGACGCTGCAGGCACGCTTTTTATCGAAACCGTTGCCCGCAACCGTGGCATCAGCGCGGATGCGGTGCGTGCACTTGAGGCCCGGACGTTGCGGGCTGACGAAGGGGTGCAGGCAGGGCTTGCCGACGACGTGATGTCGCCGGATGAGGCCTTTTCTTTTCTGTTAAAGGAGACAGCAAACAATGGGTAAATTTTCTTTCATGCACCTGGTAGGCATGGGCGATCGTTCGCGAATGGATGACGATCCGGAGGACAAACGCGACGGGGAGAATGCGGAGGATGACGAGGACCGTCGCGAAAGCCGTAAGGCGCGCTCCCGTGCGGGTGACGACGATAACGACGACGACGGGCAGGCGGATGACGACGATGACCGCCGCGAAAGCCGTAAGGCGCGCTCCCGTGCGGATGATGACGATAACGACGACGATGAAAACGCAGAAGACGACGATGACGAAGAAAAGGCCCGTGCCAGTGAACGTCATCGCTGCGCAGCCATCTTCGCCACGCCGTATGCAGCGAAAAATCCAGCCCTTGCCGCAGAGCTGGCTTTCAACACCCGCATGAGTGTGAAACAGGCCAGAGCCGTGATGAAAGCGGCGGTGGCAGGGGGCGCAGGCCAGAAAGGCGGGCTGGCTGCCCGTATGCAGCATGTACCACAGCCGGGAACCGGACGTGATGTCCGCCCTGCACCGACGGAGGCGCACGCGATGGCGCAGCACGCCATGAAACTGTACAACGAGGCTATGGGGGGTAAAGCATAATGAGCACATACGGAAACAACCCGTCGGTACCGGGTTACTGGTCCGGTGCATACCAGCCGGACCAGCTGCTGTGCGGACCGCTTCAGGTGGTCACAAAAACTGTGACCATCACTGGTGGCGAGGTGTATCAGCGCGGTACGGTGCTGGGGCGCATCACGGAAAGTGGGGCGTACACCCTCTGCAAGCAGGGGGCCGGCGTGACGGACGGCAGCGAAACGCCGGTGGCGATTCTGGCGGACATGGCGGATGCCTCGTCCGGTGATGTGCTGGCCGGTGTCTACCTGATGGGTGAGTTCAACGCAAACCGGGTGATTTTTGATGAAAGCTGGGACATTGATGATCTGAGCGTGGCGCTGGAGAAAGAGAAAATCTTTCTGCGCAATCCGGTCACGGTACCGTGATCTCCCCTCTGACAGCCTGACAGCCGCATGATGCGGCTTTTTTTATGGGATTTTTATGAGCGAAAAAGACTTTAATCTGCTGTACGACACCGCGTTTCTGGCGCAGGTGGTGCCGAACCTGTTTGTGGCTCAGAACTGGCTGCTGGACAGTTTCTTCCCGAATATCGTGCTGAGCGATACGGAGTATGTGGCCATTGATGTGGAAGTGGGCGCACGCCGTATGTCACCGTTCTGCTCCCCTCTGGTGGAAGGACCAATGGTTGAGGCCCTGCCGTACCAGACCAACACCTTCAGACCGGCCTACATCAAGGATAAGCGCGTTCCCGATTTGCTTCGTCCGGTGCGCCGTATGATCGGCGAACGCCTGGGCGGGCGTGAGTACACGCCAGCAGAGCGTGCAATGCTGAACCTCCAGTACGAGATGGCCGACCAGATCAACATGCTGAACCGTCGTCTTGAATGGATGGCGGCACAGGCGCTCCAGTACGCGAAGGTGACGATCGCCGGTGAGGGCTACCCGACCACGGAAGTGGATTTTCGTCGTGACAGCGACCTGACGGTGACACTGAGCGGGGATGATGTCTGGCCTTCTGAGGAAAGCAGCACGATCCCGACCTCCTGCCTTGAGGCGTGGGCGACGCTGATGCTGAAAAAATCCGGTGCGTACCCGACCGAGGTGATTTTCACGCCGTCAGCCTGGACAGCGTTCATGAACGACAGTTTCATTCGTGAGAACGCCATCAACATGCCCGCCCTGAACCCGACCAGCAACGTGGTGAACCCGGGGACGCAGATCAACACCGGTGCGGTGTACAAGGGCAGGTGGGGGAACTTCAACCTCTGGCTGTATAACGACTGGTTCATCGATCCGGATGACGGAACCGAAAAACCGATGCTGGATGACGGCAACGTCATTCTGACCGGGGCGGCCCTGATGGGGACCCGCGCGTTCGGCTGTATCATGGATCCGGCGTTTAATTACGGCCAGATGGCCTATGCCCCGAAAATGTGGGATCAGCAGGATCCGGCACAGCGTTTCCTGATGATGCAGTCGGCACCGATTGTCATCCCGTCCCGTGTCAATGCGTGCCTGTGCGCGTCGGTGGTGTGAGATGGCGTCCGGCAAAAAGGGCGCGCCGGTTGACTATGTTGTGCTGCGCGGTTGTGTGCAGCACAACGGACAACGGGTGGCGCAGGGTAATGTGATCACCCTGAGCGAAAGCGAGGCGCAGCGTCTTCTGCGTCTGGGGGTGATTGTTCCACTGGCGGAGATGAAGGGTGATGGCCGGACCGGTTGACTGGGACAAAAATCTGTTGTCCCCGTTGTTCGGGGTGTTTGGTGAGGAATGCGAACACCGCCCGCGTGGCGGTGAGGCGTACCGGCTGACCGGGATTTTTGACCGGGCGTACACGCAGCAGCTTGTCGGCGAGGACGGGGGCACGGAATCAAACTCCACGCTGCCCGTGCTGGGCGTGCGGGATGCGGCGTGTCGCGTGAAGCCGAAGCAGGGCGATATTTTCCTCATCGTGCGCACGGGGGAGCTGTATATCGTGCGGGATGTGCAACCGGACAGCCACGGCGGCACGCGACTTGAACTGAACAGGGTGAAGTGATGAATACCGCAGAAGCCAGAAAAATTGTCACCCGGGCACTGAACGACTGTTCCGGTTTTGGCGGTCGGGTGTATTCCCCGCGCACCCTGCCGGTGATGCCGGACCAGTACCCGCTCATCATTGTGTCCGTGCAGTCCGAACACAAGGTGTCACAGGGGCGGCATGTGCCGCAGTTCACCACCACCACGACCCTGCGTATCGACGGTCGCGTGCTGGCGTATGACAGCGGGGACGAGACGGAAAATGCAGCAGGCGTGGCGTGGGAAGAGGCGGAGGCGATGAAGGAGGCGATAGAGCGTGCCGTCATCGGTAATCCGGACGTCCGCATGAAGTTTCAGCAAATCAGCAGGATCCGGTCGCATATCGGCGTGGATTCCGACGGTGAAGCGCACACCGGTATTGTGGTGCTGGAGCTGGATCTGGAGTACTACCAGGGGCCGGAGGATTTCTTCCCGTCTGAGATTGTCCCGCTGCGTGAGGTGAACGTGCGCGGCGTGTATCCGTCATTCCGCCTGCATTTTGATTTGTCTGCCGGTGATGAAACCGGCAGTGAAACCTGACAGGAGAAATTCCATGTTTGTGAAACCTGTACCGGGGCGCAGGGTGCGCTACCCCGGCGACCCGTCACGTCTGCTGCCTGATGAGGGGGCGGAGGTGCCGGATCGTGATTTGTTCTGGCGACGCCGCCTGAAGCAGGGGGATGTGGTACTGGCTGACAGGGCCACCACGGCAGCCACCGGCAAAGTGACCGCGTCCACGACAGCAACAGGCAGCACGTCTGCCAGCACGGCGAAAGGGGGTGATGCATGACGGTATCGTTCAGCAATATCCCGTCAAATCTCCGTGTGCCACTGTTCTATGTTGAAGTGGACAACTCAATGGCGAACAGCGCCACGGAGACGCAGCGCACCCTGCTGATTGGTCAGATGACGGCTGCGGGAACGGCCACGGCAGGGACGGCATACCGCTGTTCATCGGCCTCCATGGCTGCCGGGCTGTGCGGGGAAGGCTCCATGCTGCATACCATGCTGATGGCCTACCTTAAAAATGACAGCTACGGAGAGACCTGGCTGCTGCCGCTGGCAGATGATGACAGCAGCATGACGACGGCCACAGGCAGTATATCTGTTGACAGTGTGCCGACGGCATCCGGCGTTATTTACCTGTACATCGCAGGCACCCGCGTGCGCCTGACGGTGAAGCCAGCGTACACGCGGGCAGAGATTGCCAGTCTGCTGGCAGACAGAATCAACGCCACCTCCGGGCTGCCGGTGACGGCCTCCGTGCCCCGTGATGGCACGACCGTTGAGCTTACGGCCAGAAATGCCGGTGAGACGGGAAACACCATTGATATCCGGCTGAACTATCTCGGGTCATCCGGCGGCGAGTCCACCCCGGACGGCCTGACGCTGACCATCACGGCGATGAGTGGCGGGGAGGGTGCGCCGGACCTTGCGGATGCGCTCGCCTCTCTGGGCGACCGCACGTTTGATTTCATTGTCCTGGCGTATTCCGACACCACATCGCTCAACGACATGAAGGATTTTCTGTCGGATGACGAAGGTCGCTGGGCGTGGGACAAACAAATTTACGGCCATGCCTTCACGGCGGTAAACGGCAGCTATGGCGAGCTGGCAGACAAGGGAGAGCGCCGCAACGACCAGCACATGACACTCTGGGGAGTGTATGACGGTCCGAACACCTCATATGACTATGCCGCCGCGATGGTGGGGGCGCTGGCGCAGTCGGTCCGCAACGATCCGGCGAGACCCACCCAGACGCTGCCGGTATCCGGTGTGCTGGCCCCGCCGCTGGCAAGCCGTTTCACCCTGACGGAGCGGAACACGCTTCTCTACAGCGGTATCTCAACCTTCACGGTGTCGGCCGACGATACGGTGACGCTTGAGAATACCATCACCACGTACCAGACCAACCGATACGGTGCGACAGACGACAGCTACCTGCAGATCGAGACGATGTACACGCTGATGTATGTATGCCGCGACATGCGCACACAGGTGACCTCGAAGTTTGGACGGATGAAGCTGGCAGATGACGACGCGAATATTCCGGCAGGGGCTGCGATAGCCACACCTGCGATTATTCGTGCTGAGCTGATCGCCCGGTTCCGGACGCTGGCGAGCAACGGCTACGTGCAGAATGCGGATGCGTTTGCGGAGCAACTGGTGGTTGAGCGTGACAGTGACAACCCGAACCGCGTGAACGTGGTGTGGCCGGGCCGCCTGATGAACCAGTTACGCATCTTTGCGGTGCTGAACCAGTTCAGTCTGAACAGCCGCAGCGATTAACCATGATGCCGCCTGCGGGCGGCTTTTTTACGGGAGACGATGATGAGTAAGAACGCGTTAGCGGGCACCTGTACCGTGACGATTGACGGCGTGTCGGTCAATGTGGCCGGAACGTTCAGATATTCCGTGGGTGAAATCGAGCGTGAAACGCTCACGGGGATGAGCGGCATACATGGCTTTAAGGAGTCGTACAAAGCGCCGTTTATCGAGATGACGGTGCGTGATTCCGGCTCACTGTCACTGAAGGATTTTGCGGCATATACGGATGTGACGGTGGCGGCCTATCTGGTGAACGGCAAGACCATTCTCGGTCAGAATATGTGGCTGACTGGCCGGATTGAGACAGACAACAACGATGCAACCTTTACGGCCCGTTTTGAGGGGCGGGAAGTGACGGAGAGCTGACAATGAATGAGAAACAGACCGAAGAACTGGTGGTGACGCTGAAACGTCCGGTGAAGGATCCGGATACCAGGACCGAGTTCCGTGAGCTGCGACTGAAAGAGCCGGTGCTGTTCCAGGCGGAGGACTTTCACCGCAATACCGCCTCACTGGGCGCAATGGCGGCCATGCGTGAGCTGATTGCGGCAGTGGCGGGCGTGCCGTCTGCCCCGCTGAAATTCATGGCGGTGTCCGATTACAAAAAGTGTGAGCGGTTCCTGACGGGTTTTTTCCTGGAGGCCTGAGCCAGTGGCAGTCGAGGGCGGCTGAACTGACGTGGTTCTTTCACTGGTCCCCGCGCGAGGCGTGGGGGCTGACGTCAGGGGAAATTCTCTGGTGGTCGTCACAGGCAGAGCGGATCAACAGGCTGAGGAGTGGCGATGGCGGGTAATGCTTTTGTTTTTGAGCTGAATGCAAAGGGTAACGCGGATGCGCTTTTACTGAGAGCCTCAGAGGCTGCAGGACTGCTGGCAGGTAACGCAGAGCAGGCGGCGGCCAGCGTGTCAGGTCTGTCTGAGGAGCTGGGTGAAGTAAATGACACGTCCCTGAACGGGGCATCCGGTGCGGCGGATGCGCTGGGCGGGAAGATAACGCAGATCCACGATTCGGTTACGCTACTGATGAACGCGCTGCTGGCCACAGACAGGGCGGGTAACAGGGCGCTGGGAAGGGAGAGTCAGGAGAATGCGGACAGGATGTCCGGATATTTTGAACAGCTGTCCCGGCTGGGGAAGGACACGTCACAGCATTTCGGGGATATTGTGCCGCCGCTGCGCAATGTCGGGGCACTGTCATCAGAGCTGTTCAGTGCGCTGGGGCGCGGAGGTCTTGCGGGGCTTGCGGTCGCTGGCGGTGGCATGGCGGTGAAGGCGGTCGTCAGTAATCTTTATGATGCCTCGAAAGCGGCATACAGCCTGGATGTGAACGCAAGGAACGCCGGAATGCGCGTGAGTGCGTTCAGCCGCTTTGCCGGGGTGTTCCGTCTGATGGGCCTGTCGGCAGATCAGGCACAGGCGGAGACCGGTGCACTGTTCACGACACTGAACGATGCGCTGAACACCCGTTCACCGGAGGTCACGGGCATTCTTAACCAGTTTGGTGTGAAGCTGGCGGAGAACAGCGACCACACGGTGAACCTGGAAAAGAGCACGCAGAACCTGATTGATGCCTTCGGGCGACTGAACAGTTCGTCGCAGAAGGTGGTGGCAGACGCGCTGGGGCTGTCGGATGCACAACTGGCGCTGCTGCGGGGAACGAAAAACCTGAATGCGGCGCTGGCGGAGTCCGATCGTCTGGGGCTGTCGATGCCGGACAGTCTGAATGCGAAGCTGGTTCAGGCGAACAGCAACCTGAACCGTCTGTCAGCCGCGTGGGATGGTTTCACCGGCAGGATGAAGGCGAAGGTACTGGGCAGTGATGCTGTCACCGCCTCCGTGGACTGGGCGACCGATGTCCTGACCGGTCAGCGCAGCAGTCAGCAGAAAACGGGGGACCGTCTGTCAGAGCTGCGCGGTTATCTGTATGCCCATCCGGAGCAACTGAAATCACTGACGTCCCGGCAAAGATACAATCTCGATAACAATATCGCGACATCAGATCTCCTGGAGATGCACACGCGTCTGTCCGGTCAGCGGTCCGACAGACTGAATGCGCTTACCACGATGCTGAATGACGATCTGTCGAAAGTTATGGTGTCTCCGGCCCTGTCACAGATCACGTCACCACAAAAAAACGGTGCCGGTGGTCGTGATATCACCCCTGAACTGCGGGCGCATTTTGCGGCACTGGAGAAGCAGTACAACCTGCCGGAAAACACGCTGTACGGTCTGGCCATGACGGAGTCGTCCGGGCGGGCGGATGCTGTCGGGCCGCTCACCCGTTACGGCACGGCAAAGGGGATGTTTCAGTTCATTGACCCGACGGCCCGGGAGTATGGCCTTTCCGGTATGGATGTATTCAACCCTTACCGGGCCTCGGAGGCAGCCGCCAGAAAACTGGCGGGGCTGATGGCGCAGTATGGTGGTGACATGCAGCGCGCCTTTCAGGCGTACAACTGGGGCGAAGGCAATATGAGCGCCTGGCTTCGCGGACAGAAGGGGATGCCGCAGGAGACACAGACCTACGCGCCGAAGGTGTTCAGGCACATGTCACAGGTATCCGGCGGCAGCATCATCATGCCGCAGTCCGGCAGTTCAGGGACTGACGTGCGGGATGAAATCAGTCGCGGTTTCAGCGAAAACAAAATCCGGCTGGACATTAACGTCACCAACACCGCCACGGGGCAGACAACCCGACGGACGGTGAAGGGGGGCGCGGTGGTCACGGCGATGGATGTGTGAGGAGCAGAAGATGGGCATTATCACAGACGCGGTGTCATCCGCCCTGGGGCTGTCTTCCTCCGGCGGGTGGGAGTGGCAGTCGCATATTCACCAGGCGTCATTTTGTGGCGTGCCGTTTGGCGTGATTGCCGGAGAGGGGGTATATGGTCGCCGGGTGGCGGTGCATGAATACCCGTACCGCGATACGGTCTGGGTGGAAGACCTGGGGCGCAGCGCCCGGAAGTTCACACTGCGCGGGTTCCTGATACAGGACAGTCTGGTGTACAGCGCGGGGGATGTGTTCAGTCAGCGGGATGCCCTGGTGGCGGCCTGTGAAACATCCGGCGGAGGTCTGCTGGTCCATCCGACGCTGGGTGAGATGACGGTGTATGTCCCGGACGGAGGTCTGCGTATTGAAGAGGGCGTGGAGTCCGGGCGTGTGTTTTCGTTCACGCTGACCGTCATTGAGTCAGGGGAAAAAGCGTTTTCACTGGTGACGGGGACAACCTCCACGTCATCGGAGACGTGGTATCAGACGCTGACCACAACGGCCACCGTGACGCTGGCGGCGATTACCGGTGAGATGAACAGTGTCACCGGGGCGGTAAAAACGATAAAGAGCACGGTGAGCGCGTGGAAGACGATATTTTCGCGGGCGGTGACGTCGGTGACCAGCATGACCAGCACGGTGTCATCCCTGTATTCGCCTGACAGTTACGGGCGTTACTGTCGGGGCAGTGACACGCCGTCGGGCAGCACGGCCTCGTCGCTTGCAACGTGGCTTGCCACCACGGATGCGGATGATGACAGTATCCTGGAAACCATTCAGGCCTGCTCCGTGCAGGACCGGTCGGCGGCGGAGTCGGCGACAGCGGTGCTGGAGGATATCACATCCGTGTCCGGTGCCGTGTCCGCGATACAGGCGGTCATTATCACTCTGGCGGAGGCCACGGGCAGCGACACGGAGAAAATCCGCGTCATGGCTGAGATTGCGTCGGCGGAAGACGGGACGTATTACGAAGGGGAGGCGGCAAATGCCATCTCTGCGGCGGTGCAGGCCCTTATCCGCACACTGGGGGCCGGAGCGATGCTGTGGCGGCTGATGCAGTATTCCCCCCGTGGTCACGACGACGCGGTGTTGGTGATGCGGAAGGCCCGCACGGTGACGGAAACCGTCCTGCTGTTACTGGCTGACCGTACGGATGACGACAGTTATGACGCGCTGAATGCGCAGTACACGCAGTTTGTCACCCACTGGCAGACGAATTATCTGTCACAACAGGACGTGATGAAGGTGACCAGCCGCTCACCGCAGCCGTCGCTGGCGCTGGCAAACCGGCTGTATCAGGACGCCTCGCGTGCGGACGAACTGGTACAGGCGGTCTCTCCCGTCCATCCGGCGTTCATGCCGCTTTCCTTCACAGCGAGAAACACATGAGTACAACCACAGATGACACCCTGACGCTGAAGGTGAACAACACCGTCATGTCGGGATGGAGCCATATCCGGGTGACGCGGGGTATTGAGCGCCTGCCGTCGGATTTTGAGCTTTCGCTGACGGACTGGTATCCGCAGGAGGGCTTTCAGCTGGCCCCGCCGGGGAGCAGCTGCACGATATCCATTGGTGATGACCGGGTGATGACCGGCTATGTCGACCAGTGGGTGAACACCCTGACGCCGCAGTCGCATGATATCCGGGTGACGGGCAGGGGAATGTGCCAGGACCTTGTGGACTGCGCCGCCTGGTGGGAGAACAACATGATAAAGGGCGGCGATGCGCTGGCCATCATCAGAAAACTGGCGTCGGTGTACGGCATCACGGTGACGACAGACATCGACAGTTTCACCACGGTGCCGGATTTTGTCATCAACTGGGGGGAGTCGTCGCAGCAAATCATTGACCGCATCTGCCGGTATGAGGGGCTGCTGTATTACGACCTGCCGGATGGCAGCCTGTTCCTGACGCGGGCAGGAACGGCGTCGGCAGCCAGTGGGGTGACGCAGGGGGTGAACCTGCAGAAGGCGGAGTACACACGAAGCATGAATGAACGGTTTTCGGAATACACCGGGCTGTCGGTGTCGGTGAACAGCCTCAGCGAGCTGTCACCGGCATCCGGTTATGACAGCGTGCTGCTGGCGACGGCCCGTGACCCGGAAGCCGCCGGTATGCGCACCCGTCGTCACGTGACGATAGTGGAGAGCACGCTGATGACGACGGGGTGTGCACAGCAGGCGGTGAACTGGGAAATGAACCGGCGCTACGGGCGTTCCATGGCAGTGAACGTCACGGTGGACAGCTGGCGTGACAGTGCGGGAACGCTGTGGCAGCCCAACACCTTTGTGCCGGTGAGCATACCGGCACTGGGGGCGGACAGTCTGAACTGGCTGGTCTCTGAGGTGACGTTCAGCCGTGACGATGAGACGGGGACCACGGCATCGCTGGTCCTGATGCCGCCGGAGGCGTTCAGCGTGCAGCCGTACCGTTTTTATTCCGGCGTGGCCGGAAGGGATGTGTCGTCATGAATCCTGTACAGGTGCTTTTTCGCCGTCTGGTGTCACTGCTGAGCGTGGGGCGCGTGACGGCGGGTGATGACAGCGGTGTGGTGCAGACCGTGCAGGTGCAGAGTCCGTCAGAGGTACGCAGCGACACGCCGGTTCTTCAGCAGTTTGGTTTTTCCTCGGTGCTGCCCGACGGAACGGATGTGGTGGTGATGAGTCTTGCCGGTAACCGCAGCAGCGCGGTGGTGGTGGCGTCCGGCCATCAGTCATACCGGATTAACGGTCTGAGCAGCGGTGAGGTGGTGGTCTACAACCAGTGGGGGCAGTTCGTCCGTCTGGGTGAGGACGGGATTGTGGTGGAGGCCTCCGGGCAGCCGGTGACGGTGAACAGGGCCACCACGCTGAAGGTAACGGCGACGGACGGGGTCACCCTTGAAACGCCGTCGCTGAAGGTGACGGGGGATATCACGGACAACTGTGAAACCAACAGCACCACGCTGAAGGCGCTGCGGGAGGCATACAACATCCACACCCACCCGGTCAGCGGTGTGGAGAGCGGCGGCAGCACGGTGACAAGTCAGGCAACCACGGGGACGGTGTGAGATGAGCGATATCACGCTTTTGTACGATGAAGAGGCGCTGCGGTGCGACTGGTCCGTGGGCACAGGTGACATTGTCTGCGGAAATGATTTGCAGACGGCCATTCTCATCAGCCTGTTCACGGACAGGCTGGCGGATGCATCAGATGAGACGGATGACGGCAACCGGCGCGGATGGTGGGGTGACCTTGAGCAGGACTACCGGGTTGGTTCACGGCTGTGGCTGCTGCGCAGGCAGAAACTGACCACACAGGTGGCGCTTAAGGCGGAGGCATACGCCCGGGAGGCGCTGCAGTGGCTGAAGGATGACGGCGTGGTGGCCTCGCTGGATGTGGAGGCGTGGATAGTGCCGCCGGACCGGCTGTACATGACCATTGCATACCAGCGTCCGGATGCGGACACGACGGAATACCAGAAATTTTACCGGGTGTGGGAGGTATGAGATGCCGTTTGAGCGTCCCGGATTAAGCGAACTGCGTGAGAAAAGCCGGTCGTATGTGACCGGCCAGCTGGATGAGGCCGGTGCCCTGCTGCGGTTTTCCACGCTGGGGATTCTGGCGGATGCCGTGGCGGGCATGACGCATCTGCATTACGGCTATCTTGACTGGATAGCGCAGCAGTGCACACCGGCCACGGCCACCGGGGAATATCTGGCGGCGTGGGGGGCACTGAAGGGCATCATCCGCAGGGCAGCAGTGGCGGCCACCTGTGAGGCGGTGCGCTTTACGGGCACACCGGGCAGCACGGTGAGCGCGGAGGCGGTGCTGAACCGTGCGGACGGGTATCAGTACACGCTGGATGAGGATGTGAGCATTGACAGTGACGGCAGCGGCACGGGGAGCATCACGGCGGTGCTGCCGGACCCGACGGATGACCGCAGCGGCGGTGGTGATGACGGTAACGCGGATGCCGGAACGACCCTGACACCGGATGTCACCTGGTCAGGCATCGACTCAACGGTGACGATGGTGAGTGCCGCCACCGGCGGCAGTGACACTGAGGATGAGGAAGCGTACCGCCAGCGCGTGCTGTATGCGTACCAGAACCCGCCTCAGGGCGGGGCGGCGGCGGACTATGTGCAGTGGGCGCTGGAAGTTCCCGGTGTGACCCGTGCATGGTGTGTGAACCGTGCACTGGGGTTCGGGACGGTGGGTGTTTACATCATGACGGACGGAGATGATGAAGACAACGCCGGGGGCTTTCCTGACGGCACGGACGGGGTGGCAACGGATGAGGACTGGACGGACCGGAAAGCCACGGGGGTGCAGCTGACGGTGGCGGACCATATCCGGCAGTACCAGCCGGTCACGGCGGTGGTGTACGTGATGTCGCCGGTGGCCAGAAGCATTGATTTTGAGATACAGGGGCTGAGCAGTGCCACGGCGGCACTGAAGGCACGGGTGGAGAGTGCCATCAGCGAGGTGCTGTACAACGTGGGTGAACCGGACGGCAGCGGGGTGATTCACCTTTCAGACCTCTGGTACGCCATTGCGGACACAGAGGGGACAGACGGGTTCATTCTGGTGTCTCCTGACAGCAACATCACGCTGTCGCAGGGAGAGCTGCCGGTGACCGGAACGATAACCTGGGCAACATGAGGAACAGGATGAGTCGTTTTTCACATGATGACTACACGCGCGCGATGCTGAACCTTCTGCCGTCAGGGATTGCCTGGAGCCGTCTGCCTGACAGCGTGCAGCACCGGCTGATACGCGGACTGGCACAGGCGTACCGGCAGAGTGACGCTGATGCGTGCGCACTGATAACGGGCGCCTTCCCGGAAACGGCGGATGCGCTCACTGATGAGTGGTATGCCTCGCTGGGGCTGAATGATGAATGCGGGACGCAGGCATCCACCACAGACCCGGCGCAGGCCAGAAAATTCATTCTGGCGAAACTGCTGTCGACGGGCGGGCAGAGTGTGGCGTATTTCACGGAGCTTGCGGCGACGATGGGGTACAGCATCAGTATCCGTGAGTACCGCACACCACTGTGCGGATTTTCGTGGAGCGGGCATCTGCTGAGTGACGACAACCGGTTTAACTGGACCGTGGTGGTGGCCCCGCCGGGGGATGAGGTGACCACCTCACGGGCGTACCTGGAGTGCCTGTTTCGTCGTTATGCCCCGGCGCATACGCTGGTGACGTTTGAGTGGCAGTTATCGTACAGCGCCGCCCTGAGCATTGCATGGGACAACATCACACACGTTCTTTCCGGCGCGCTCACGGCAGATGAGGGGGTGGTGGTGTCGGGGGTGACGGTGAATGTTGTCATCAAATCCGCGTCGGGACAGCGGTATGTGGCGACAGTGACAACGGACAGTGAAGGGCACTGGTCGTATGAAATGGAGGATGATGATTTTGCGAACGGCTGGTATTCGGCGTATGCAGAGGCTGCCGTTGACATGCCGGATGACGTGACAGTACCGGTACGCAGTGAGGTGATAAATCTGCGGAAAACCGTGAGTGTGCGCGGTGTGAGCCTGTCGGTCACTGAGCTGGAGCTTGACAATGATGAGTGTGCTGCGGTTGCGGTGAGTGTCTGGCCGGAGAATGCTGAAGACCGGAGCTGGACTGTGACGGTCAGCGATGAAAGCGTGGTGTCGGTGGTGGTCAACAGCGACAGTTCACTGACCGTGTGCGGGATGAGCGAAGGTGATGCGGTGGTGACGGTGACGACAAATGACGGCGGACACACGGCAACATTACAGGTCAGCTGTTACGTGCCGGCGGTTTTTGATTCGGTCTGTGCTTCATCGTCAAAAGCGCTGGTCAGTGTTGCTGATGTGGTGAACTGCCGTGTCAGCTTCGGCGACGGATATGTTGCTGCGGACCAGCTTGAAACGACAACCAGCGGGGGCTGGGCGAATATCCTGTTACCCGACTCACTGGCAGACGGGGAGCTCCGGACAATCAGGGTGAGAACGGCGGGGAGTGTCAGGTTCAGGGTGTACGGGTACAGCAGCACGGCTTACAACGACCTGGTCAGACTACGTCAACTTCCGGCGGGACAAAAATCCTGTAGCTACCTTGCGAGTAATACCCCCAGTCTGGTGAGTATTGACAGCGGCGCATTCCGTTTTTGCAAAAACGCTACGGCATTCGACAGTGCATTTTACCGGTGTAAAGGACTGACTGCGATACCTCCGGGGCTGTTTGCTGAGTGCGCCAGCGCCACGACGTTCTATCAGGCATTTTACGAATGTACGGGACTCAATGCAGTCGGTGACAGCGCATTTGCCGGGTGCACCGGTGCCACAACGTTTAAGGATACCTTTCGTGGTTGTACCGGACTGAGAACGGTGGGTGACAGCGTGTTTGCCGGGTGCACCGGTGCCACAACGTTTGAGGATACCTTTTATGGTTGTACCGGACTGAGTGCCGTGGGGGACCATGTGTTTGCCGGGTGCACCAGTGCGACAACATTTTACAGGGTCTTTTATAACTGCAGGGAACTGAGCACGGTGGGTAACAGCGTGTTTGCCGGATGTGCCAGTGCCACAACGTTTTTGCAGGCCTTTTATGGCTGCCAGGCGCTGACATCATTAGGTCAGGGGATATTTGCAGACTGCACCGGGGTGACGACATTCCTCCAGGCTTTTTATAACTGCAGGGGACTGACGGCATTGCCGGAAGGGATGTTTGACAGCTGCACTGCCGTGACCACGTTCAGTAATGCCTTTTATGGCTGCACGGCTCTGACAGCAATACCGGAAGGGTTGTTTGACAGTTGTACCGGGGTGACGACATTCAACCGGACGTTTTATGGCTGCGCGGCCCTGACAGCGATACCGGCAAAATTGTTCGCAAACTGCACAGAGGTTGCGACGTTTGAGGGGGTGTTTTCGGGATGCTCGGGGCTGGTAACGATACCGGCAGGGTTATTTGAAAAACTCACCAGTGTCACGACGTTTGACAGCGCGTTTTACGGGTGCAGGGCACTGACAACAGTGGGTGACAGAGTATTTGCTGGTTGTACAGGTACCACAACATTCGCAAGCGTATTTGAAGGTTGCACCGGACTGGTCACGATACCGGCTGACGTGTTTGCTGGTTGTTCGGGTGTCAGATCGTTTTACCGGTCGTTTTTGGGGTGTACAGGACTGGCAATGGTCCCCCCGGAATTGTTTGCAGATTGTACCGGAGCCACGACGTTCTATACGACATTTTACCGTTGTACCCGTCTGTCGGAAGTTCCTGCAGAGTTGTTTTCCGGTTGTACCGGAGCAAAGTCTTTCTATAAGACTTTTGGCGAATGTACCGGGTTGTCGGAGGTACCGGCCAGATTATTTGCAGACTGTACCGGTGCCACGACGTTTGAGGGGGTGTTTTCGGGATGCCGGGGGCTGACAACGATACCGGCAGGGTTGTTCGCTGACAGCGCCAGTGTCACCACTTTCTTTGAGGCGTTTTACGAATGCACGGGCCTGACCGCGATACCGTCAGGATTGTTTGCAGACTGTGTAAGTGTGACAACCTTCAGGCGGACCTTTTACGGTTGTTCCGGGCTGAGAACGCTGGGCGACAATGTGTTTGCCGGTTGTGTCAGTGCCACAACGTTTGAAGACACCTTTTATGGTTGTACCGGGCTGACAACGGTGGGAGACGGCGTGTTTGCCGGATGTACCAGTGTTACGACGTTCTACCGGGCGTTTTACGGCTGTACGGGGCTGACATCCATAGGAGAGGGAGTGTTTGCAGGTTGTACTGCTGTGACGACGTTCAGTAGTGCTTTTTATAACTGCAGGGGACTGACGGCATTGCCGGAAGGGATGTTTGACAGCTGCACTGCCGTGACCACGTTCAGTAGTGCTTTTTATGGCTGTACGGCTCTGACAGCGATACCGGCAGGGCTGTTTGACAACTGCGTCTCTGTGACGACGTTCAGTTATGCCTTTGGCGACTGTGTGAGACTGAAGGCGCTGCCTGCCGGGCTGTTTGAAAACTGTAGTCGTGTGACGACCTTCTTCCGGACGTTTTATGGCTGCACGGAACTGGTAACGGTGGGGGAAAGGGCGTTTGCAGGCTGCAGCAGTGCATCGACGTTCGAAGGCACATTTTACGACTGCACGAAGCTGACAACGCTGGGAGACAGTGTATTTGACGGATGTACAGGTGTGACGTCGTTCTATCAGACTTTCAGTGGCTGCACGAAGCTGACAGCAATACCTGCAGGGCTGTTTGACAGCAGCCACGGCGTGACAACCTTCTACCGGACATTTTACCGGTGTGCCGCCCTGACGACGGTGCCTGAGGCGGTATTTGACCGTTGTGTCAGCGCAGGGTCTTTCCAGGATACGTTTTTCGGTTGTACGGGGCTGACGATGTTACCTGCAGGATTGTTTGATAACTGTACCCGTGTGACGTCGTTTTACCGGACGTTCCGGGGCTGTACAGGTCTGAAGACACTGCCGGAAGGGTTGTTTGACAACAACACTGCTGTGACCACGTTCAGTCAGACTTTTTACGGCTGTACGGGGCTGGCGGTGCTGCCTGCCGGGCTGTTTGAAAACTGTACCGGAGTGACATCGTTCTATCAGACCTTTGATGGTTGCACGGGGCTGATGACGATACCGGACGGACTGTTTGCAGGACTCGCCAGCGTCACAACATTCAGAGAGACCTTTAACGGTTGTACGGGGCTGACCACTGTGGGCGACGGCTTGTTTGCGGGGTGCGTCAGTGCGACGACGTTTGAAGGCACCTTTTACGGTTGCACAGGGCTGGAGAGTGATGTGAATGACATCCTCCCGGCGGAAGAGTACCCGCAAATAACCAGTGTGTACCGTTGTTTTTACAACTGCCGGTCATTGCAGGGAAGCGGATGTGCGCTCATTGAGAAGTTGCCTGGCGTGACGAGTTACGCGGATGCGTTTTATAACTGCGTATCCCTGAGCGATTTCAGGACCTTGTCTGAGCGTTATCCAGTCTGGGTTTAATGACAGGAGGATCCCGCCGCTCCGGTGGCGGGGTAAGGAGATATGCGTGAAGAAAATATCTGATATCACACCGTATGTTGATGAAAACGACGAGTTTACTGACGGCGCGCCTGCCACAGGGCTGAAGCCAACGCCGTTGCTGGCGGCGTGGTTTAACCTCATTCAGCGGGAGCTGGTGAAGGTGGTGGAGGGGGCCGGGCTGACGCTGGATCCGACAGATGACACACAGCTCTGGCAGGCGTTATCGAAATACTTTGCCTCACAGGAGAATGTGAACACTGCCATGGGTGCTCTGGGTACGATGGCCGGTCAGAACAGTGATGCGGTGGATATCACCGGCGGCGCGATAACAGGGACATCCCTCACTGGCGATCTGACGGGCAATGCGGATACAGCCACAAAACTGAAAACGGGCCGGACAATCCAGGTAAATCTTGGCAGTACGGGTGCAGTTACTTTTGATGGCAGTGCGAATGTCACGCCGGGCGTGACCGGCACATTGCCGGTGAGCAGTGGTGGTACCGGGGCCACCACTGCGTCAGGGGCCAGAACAAATCTGGGGCTGGGAGATGTGGCAACCCAGAATCTGAGTACGCTCGATGCCCGTTACCTGCTGACGACGGGCGGTGTGTCGGCGGTAAGGCTGGGGAGTGCCAGTTCGTATATCCCTCCCGGTAACGAAGTATCGTGGACCAGTAATCTCTCCTCCGGAAATGTGCTCACAGGGATTATTGTTCAGGAAACGGGATCAAACTCGGCAGACAATATTGGTGGGGTTTATTACCGCCAGTTGCAGTATTGCATAAACGGCACCTGGTATTCAGCTGAATCGCTATAGGATGAAAATATGCAGAATATAAAAAATTTCACGAAATACACCCCGGACAACCCGCCAGTGGAAGGGGCGGGATATCTCATCAGTGAGGATGGTCAGGACTGGTATGAATGCCAGACGCAGTTTGCAGAGGATACATACAAAGTTGCGTATGACAGTGACGGTATCGTGCGCAGTATTTCGACCGATGTGTCGGCACTTTGTCCTGTCAGTCTGAGTGTTGCTGAGGTTGAGTCGCTGCCGGACGGTGCGGATATCGACGGCAACTGGGTGTTTGACGGGGAGAGTGTGGTTGCGCGGACGCTGACGGCAGCGGAGTGGCAGGCAAGGGCGGAATCGCAACGAAGCGCGCTGATATCGGATGCGAAGGCGACAATCAGCCTCTGGCAGTCAGAGCTTCTGCTGGGCACCATCAGTGATGATGACAAAGAGAGTCTGACGGAATGGCTGGCTTACATAAAGGCGCTTCAGGCGCTGGATTTAAGTGATGTGACGGATGAGTCGAGTTACAACGCGACAGTCTGGCCGGATGAGCCGGGAGTCACCGCATAAAGCCGCTGAGAAGCGTTTTTGCTTCAGTGAAACAAAATATTGGCTACTGTAGCATCGTGTTTAAAGAAAAACCGGCATGGTTGATGCCGGTTATATCAAAGCACGATATAAACTAAGGATAAAAGGATTTCAGGAACAACAATCTAACCAAAAGGTATATTTGAATCAAGTATGACCTGTGTATTGTTATTTATTTATCGTTTCGTGATTTTTTATGGCTTATTTATAAGAGTTAGATTTACTCTCAGTGCGTTTTTGTAACCAGTTTTTTAATATTGTATTTACTTCTTTTGCATGAGTGACATTCAATGCATGATTGGCGTCAGGTATAACTGCAAGCTCAGAGTGCGGGATCATTTTGTGCATTTCAAGAGCTTTCTCCAGTGGTATTCCTGTATCACCGGATCCATGAAGAATCAGGGTGGGCGTTTTGATCGTATGAACTTTACCTGAAATATCGTCTCGCTCCAGCATTGCATTCATAGCTAGTTTGATGTTTTCAGGTTCATGACGTAGCCATACTTGTCTCCATTTCGCTGCTTCAGAGATATTCTTTCCAAAGAAAACGGGTAATAATGAGGATATTATCTCTTCTTTTATTAGTGAGTTATGCCATCCATTGCATAGTTCCATATAACTGGATGCAATTTCTGGCGGGTCCTGCTCGACCTGAGTTGCCATAAGAATTAGTCCTGACAAACGCTCTGGATGTGACAGGGCAAATCGTAATGATATATACCCTCCCATCGACATCCCCCCTAAAATAAACTTATCCAGTTGTAGTGAGTCTGCGACGTTTACAATGTCATCAACGATGTCATAGAGCGAGAATGGCTCAGTTTTTTCGGAGGTGGCATCGAAACCCCGAACATTAATGCAAACAACTCTATGTTTTTCTTTTAGTTCGTCAAACTGGTATTTGAACATTTCATTATTCATGAAAAATCCATGAACGAAAATGATAGGGGGATTGTTTTTATTTGTTTCAGTGTATCCAGAGTCAGTAAACGTAAAATTCATGAGTACTCCGTTATTTAGACAGTTATGTTGTACATTTGACTAATGATAGCGAAGAGCTTTATTGACCTGCTGAACAGAAATCCACTTGTCAAAAACCTTCGAAGTTTATCTACCAAGATGGAGATAATCTTGTCAAGTATTCGTTAGGGCATAAAAGCATGGGTTTAATAGTAAATCTAAGACTTTTACGTGCGACAACACGCCTCATTCGTGTTGTGTTTTGTCGCAGTTTGTTCTTAAATTCTCGCAAATCATTTCCCTCTAATTTGAAGTAGTGCCTCCCACAAACAAACCGCTCAGAGTTACGGGTGTAATTGACTCTGATGTTGTTGATCTTGGCACCTAAAGCTGATCCAAAAGTTCGGTGATGATAACAGGAATCTGGTTATGGATGAGCGGGGATATGGTTTCAACAGAGATTTGAGTTGTCATAATGACGTCCTCTAGTGGTTTCTAAACTTAAACTATCACCACCGTCAGGTTCCAATCATCGGGTGGTGAGACGCACAGGGTTGGAACTACCGGGAAACCGACCGACGAGCTTTTCAGCTCCCCCATGCGCCCCACAATAATTCATATGTGCGCGTGCATACGAGAAAAAACACTTGTTATATCTGCTAAAGCTGCATCAGCCTTTCCACCAGTTGTTCTTTACGGGCAACGAGCCAGCCGTGTTGCTCCAGATAAAATTTAAACCGTTCCAGAGTGCATACCATCGCATCGGCGGGGACTTTTTCTGTGAACTCTACCTGACCGTGTTTATCGAAGTGGATCAGTAATGCGCATCCATCATTTACGGTGGGGGTGTTTTGTGTTGCTGGTGGCTGTTTCTGGCTGAAATAACAGTCTTCCAGTTTTTCGAACACTTCCCACGCCTGATCTGTTTCGAGCATTTTGGCGTGGCGGGCTGCGCCACGTTCTGTCCATAGGATGAGGGAGCGGGCTTTGGGAGATATGGGGTTTTGTGACTTACTTAAAGTAAGTCGCAAATTTTTTAATTCTTCACCCGATGCTTTAAAAAAGTGCTTTCCTTCGACAAAACGCTCTTTGTTTCTGGTGAAGTTAACCTGGATATTCAGAATTTCGGTGCCATAAAGCTGCGCCAAAAGTTCGGTGGTAATAACAGGGATCTGGTTATGGGTGATCGGGGTGAGAGTTTCAACAGAGATTTGAGTGGCCAT